CCGTACCGAGAGAGGGATTCGAACCCATCAACCTGTCGTGCTTGAAACGACCGCCTCTACCAATTGGGCTACCCCGGCTTAGAACACTAGTCTATCAGATTTTCGTATGCTTGTCAAGTAGTTCTTCGTAAACATCGCGCCGGTACCAAGTGTTAACACCGATACCGCCGACCTTCCTCTGACAGAAAACCCATTCCAAACCACAAACATCACATAGCCAAACTGCTCCATTTGGGGCCCCCCAATAGCCAAGTTCCTTATTGCGATGATTCTCACAAGAGTGGTCATCGGGTAATGGTTCAAAAATTTCACCTGTGAGTGGCATCATTTCTCCTTTGTACGCCGGGTGGGATTTGAACCCACGACCTTCACCTTATAAGAGTGCTTCCAAAACCAGACTAGGATACCGGCGCTAGATTAGACTAAGGCCATAGTATCACAGCACGAGTTACATCTTCTGGATCGTAGAACTCTGGGATATCAACAGGATTGACGGCCTCAACTTCCCATCCAGTATCAGAAACAAATGATTCTGAGTCAACCTCTGTCAAGCGATGGTGGCTATTTCCCTCTTCATCTGATGAAAGATAGACCTCCAACTCATCGTCCAAGCCTTCCAAGGCTACCTTAAGTTCACCGACGTTCATCGTTGGTGAACCTCCTCTACCTTTTGTGAAAGCGCCTGGATCAGGTGAGCCAAATAGAATGGGCTAGTTACCACCTGACCCTTTCTACCGATTCTCTCAAACCCTCCACACTCACACACAGACTTGTGTTCTGTGTAATAATCAATGGAGTGTCCGTACCCTGCCGCAGATGCCTGAAATTCAATCTGAGACAACTCGTGTCCAGCAATCATCGGTAGCGGGCCTTCAACTGCGGCTCAAGACCAGCCCTCACAAGGGCCTGGTAAGCCTCTCCAAAAGCCTTCTCTACACCTGTGGCAGACTTTCCAGAAGCACCGTCAAGGCGCTTCCGTGCCGCGCGGTAGGTGGCATACAACCTGTCCTTCTCGTCGTCAGTCATTCCCTCTCCTTCTGATTTCATTAAGCGTAGTAAGCGTGTTTGTAGAATACTCAACGGCAAAGGTGAACATCACCGCTAGATCCTCTGGGTGCCAGCGCTGCGCTACAGCCTTGCTGTCCTGGTTCTGTGATACACAACTGTAAATGATTTCTGCAAACTCATCAACAGTGAGATAGTAATCATTTAGCGGTAGCGGATTGCTGTCATTTTCTGGCACGTTCATCGCTCGCCTCTTTCTGTATCAACGTATCGCGTTTCAGGAGTGACTCTACCAAAACGATTCTTCTTCACGTTACCATTAGAGTGAATGAAGATGGCTGCATCCTTAAAGTCATACTCATTCGGCAAGTTAGGGATGTCTGGAACGATAACGACGTTTCCCTGATATACATACACCCTGTATAAACCCATATCGCACATATCATCATAGGTTGCTGTGCGGGAGGTTGAATGAGTCAATTGCATAACATGATCCTTATCGTTGTCTGGTGGAGGTGGGAGGATTCGAACCTCCGTCTTACATCGTTAAATCTTGAGAGATACAGGCTTGCCATTTTTAGTTGGCTCTATCGTACATCTTGTCGCTTTGAAACCGTACATTTTGTCGCTTGCAACTTTCTGTTCCAAAGCAGTTGCCGCTCGTCACAACTCAGACGGTTGCGAGGGATGCCTCGGCAAGAATTGCTTCTGCCTCAGCGACTACATCATAGTTTGCATTTATTGTTTGTTTGGTCTTTTGAGAGATTCCACTCTGCCTGCCCTTTCGGACCTTCACGGATGCAATCGATACCTGGCACCCCCTTGTCCCACTAGTATATCACCAATGGGCTATTCTGTCAAGCCGTCTTTGAATTTACGAGGCTTCCAGTTGGAATACACAGGAGTCGTAGCCCTCTCAAGCGAGGCGGCGAGGGACTCATTAGTGTCGATAACCTGGTTCAGCATCTTCTGCAAATCGGCTGCATCAGCAGCGTCGCGTGCCAGGTTGCGAAGGAACGACGCAGGACTTTCGCCCTCTACCCGACCAACGTCATCGGCATTGAGTTCCCATCTTTTCACGGCCTCCCGTGCAAGGTCACGCTCAACGGTGAGTTTTGTGACAGTGTTCTCAAGGATTTCGATACGCTTCTTATAGTAAGACTCTGTTGCTTTCATAATTAGTCCACCTTATCAAAAACTGTGAGAATGAAGGTATCTTCCTTATAGCAGGACATAATGCCTCTTAGTTCTAGTTCTAGGATCTCATCTTCGATGCCGCCGATGCCGCAGCCAATCCATGGCATACTCATCTTGTTAATTCCCCTGTCAACAAGGAAATTAATAGATCGAATAACTCCCGCAGAGATAAGTTCAATCTTGGCGTTGGCACCTGGCTCTACCTGGGAGAAGATATTCATGACGTACTGGCCTTGCTTGACCTTCCACGGCATAACGCGCATATCAGACACAGCATCATGCTCGCATAAAGCCTTGTAGGTTCCGTACATGACGGGGAACTTGTCTCGGAACTCCTTTGCGATCCCCGCGCCCATGACGCCACGCATATTGACGCCATGGGCGATAGCGGAATCTGTGGAGTAAAAGAGATCACCCTGTACGAAGTGAATTCCAGGCCCCTCGTTAGGACCACTCCACCGTGCCATCAGAAGATGGTGAGGCCCTGAGCCTCTGCCGCAGCAGCGATAAGACCGATCTGGTCTGCGGGTCCACTGATGGAAACCGTAGCCATTTCAACAGGCGCAACCGGCTTGGGTGTGGCACGAACGTAGTCACGCAGTTCATTCCACAGGTGACCAGGCGATCCTCCCTGGGAGAGGTCAGCGTAGAAGTCCTCTGCAACATCGGAATCCACTTCGTAGGAATACTCATCCCCACGGTGCGTCGTCACGACGATCAGACTCTTGTTTTCTTCAATTGCACGGAACTTAAACTGTCGAACAACACTCGACTCTTCAATCTCTGGAATGTACCAGGGCTTCCCAAAGACGGACTCGCTCTGTGTGGGCGTGAACGTAACAGTGGTACCCTCGGTGGAGCCAGAGGTCTTAGCGTGCTTGCCCGTAGGCCAAATGGTGATCATGGTGTGTCCTTTCGTTGTCGGTAAGAGTAGTCTATCAGAGTAGAGCAGCGTTGTCAAGCAGTTCTTCTCTGGTGATCTCAGTCTCTTTGAGATCACGGTCCCATCCTGGGACCACTACTGTCGGAATGTTGTTCTCCTGCCACATGGTGATAATGGCCGGGTTGTCATCGAACGCAAGGATCGGGTCGTACCCAACAGCCCTGATGCGCTCAAGCAGTTCTTGTTTGATTTCGTAGTCAGGGCGGAAGTCTCCGTTGGTACGCATGTAGATATCGTCAAACGGAACTTCTTTCTCAACCAGCCATACCAGGGTGTGATAGAACCACTTTTCCTGGCGGGCCGTAACGATGAGGACAGCATACCCTTCGGCTGCCAACTTCCTTGCCCTGTCTGCCACCCATTCATGGGGAGGGCAATCCACAGAGTTAGAGTGGAACGACTCAAAGTCCTTCTTGCCCTTTGGCTTTTGTAGATAGTGTCTGATGCTTGATACGTCACATAGGGTGCCGTCCATATCAAAGATTACTGCCTCTGCTAGTTCCATGGTTGCCTCCTTTCTTAGGTCGCTCTACTTGGATTTGAACCAAGCCCCACACCTTATGAGAGTGTCTGGCACACCAGTGCCCTAGAGCGGTAGTGGCCCTGCCAAGGCGTGAGATCAAGGCAGGGACACAGAGCAATCATAGCACAGATTGCCCATGATGTCAATACGAAATCTGGTCCCCAACCTTGTCCAAGGTCATGAAGTGATACCTGATCTTACCATTGACATCTTCGTACTGAATCCTCAACAGTTCATGGATTCTGCTAACGCGGATCACACGAACCGCTGGCACAGCGTTATACTTTAGGAGCCAGAAGGCTACGCGCTCGCGTGGGTCACTTACTGTTGCCACCTGTGACACCCGCCCTTACCCAACTGGATACCACGGCCCAGCCAATGAGTCCAATCGAAACCGACTGCCAGAAGCCAAGCGAGCCGCCGATGATGCCCTGTTCGAACAGGATTTCAGCAACGATCATAATACCCCAGCCCTGCGCTAGCGCGCCAATCGCAAAGAGGATTACGAGCACAACCAGGATGCCTACGACGGCAGCCGTGTCTCTTGTCTTAGTCATTGTATTACCCTTCTGCTAGAAAGATGACCGCACAGATCACCGAATAAACGAGGAGTGGTGCCCATGAGAAGGGGTTACCACTCAGGATTACAACTATAGCAGCCTCGTACAGGAATGTCAAGCAAAGTGTGAGAAACACCCACTGACTAGAGTTCTTGGGTCGCCTGAGGCTAGTTGCCTCCCAAACGAGGCCTACGAAGGCGGCGAGTAGTTGAATTGTTCCCACAACCGCTGCGCTTACCGCAAGGGTCGGGCCTGCGCCAATAGATGAGATAAGCATCGTGTTATCCCCCTGCAAGGCGATGTTAACGAGGCCATAGAAGATGGTTGTTACATACAGGACAACTCTAATTGACTTTAGGGACGCGCCGTGGCTAGCCATTTTCTAGGTTAAGGAGACGCTCAATCTCCAAAGACATTGAGGCCGACTGGCGAGAGGTAATCCAATGATCTACCCCGTCAACTGTGGCGATAATGGTTGGGACGGAGCGAACCCCCGCAGCAGCAGCCACGGTTGGTGCCTCTTCAACGTCCACTAGTACAAACTCCACGCCAAGTTCCGTAAGGTACCCGGTGGACACTTGCTTAAAAACAGGCTTCAATGCCTGACAAGGGCTGCACCAAGTAGCGTGATACATTGTTACCTTACTCAATCTCTGCTACCTCCCATTCTGTTTCGATTAACTTAGGTCCGTACTTATCGGAGTGGTGACCACAGAACGTCAGAATTAACTTGTCTTTGTAGTACATGACTTGCGCCCGTACCCGACAGAAATCACATATCTCCACACCCCACACAGGGGGAGGCGCTGTTATCGTACTCTGGTCTGTATCCAATATTGACCTATTCTATTTTGTAACCCCTCCCGCCTGTAACTATAACCAATCCTAAGGGGCTATTCCCGCGCACGAAGGCCGGGAGCGGGAGGGGCTGTATCCATTATATCAGATAAGTCGCGCCTGGGCAACCCATTCTCTAACATCATCTGGCATCTTAGGTGGCGGAACCACAGTGTTCTCTGGATACTCCCTGACCTCTTGGTTAGCCTGCTTCCTGTAAGTGAATATCTCAATCTCACCGTTGGCTGACCTTACCGAATATTTGGCAGCGTTATAGATGGCTCCACACACCGCGTCAGCGAGGTCCTTAGACCCCTTCCTAGGGTGATCGACCTTGCTGTTCTTCATGATGCGAAGGGCAAGCATTTCACTCTTTAGGAGTTCATCGTCCGGTCCATCAACCCTACGTTCGTTCACACCGATCAAAAAGTCCATGTAGTGGGGCAAGCCGACAGAAAGTAGTTCAGCCCTAAGGCCATATGATCGCAAGTCCTCAATGGTCTGCGTAGAGTTCCAACGGTCAAAGGTAACCAACTTGATATTGAAACCAGCACGCCAGATATCAAGGATAAAATTGGTTACGTTCTCTAGATCTAGTGGCTGGTCACTCTTAGGCTTCCAGTGCTTTACTAGGTCAACGGTTATCTTGGGCTCCACGCCTCTGCGCTTACCCTCTACCGTGCCCCATCCTGAAACGTGAGCCAGGGCGACAGCACAGTTGTCGTGCTTTTGAGCGAGGTCAACGTGAATGAAATAGTCGATCCCCTCGATTGGCTCAAACTCAGACCTTAGACGACCATATTCATCCAGAGCATAATCATAGTTCCTGAAACAGAAATTGACATTCTCCTCAGACTTGAAGAAGGCATCAACAGCCTTCGGTGGCATACAGGCGAATCTGGCGAGCGTGTCAACGGGGTCGTCAAGGAATCCAGATAGGTAGTCATTAATGCTCTTGGTTGGGTTGACCTCCCAAGCGGGTCGGCGCATGGCAAATACGTTGGGGAACTCATAGTGCTCGATGTGATCTTCGTCCCACTCAACGACAATTTCATTCTCTGGAATTCCATCAGGAAGGTCAGGGTCGATCTTTAGTGTCTCTGACCTCTGGATGACATCCTTTTCCTTGATGACCTTATCGTACCTGCGGGTAATAAAATCTCCCTGGTACCTTGGAAAGGATAGTTCCACTACCTTACCCACATCAGGGAAACGAGAAAGAACCGACTGCGAGTACATCTGATACACCGCGTCGGCTGTCTTAGCATTCTCATTACCGCTGGCATTGTCCACAGCGAAACCGGCAATCTCGTCAAGGATGACCAGGATAACGTTATATCCCTCCCACGCCTCACGCTCCGAGTGACCAGAGTGTACGGTGACCATCTTATCGAACTTGAATTCACCGGCCTTCTTTTCATACTTGCCATTGAACCATGGGGCGCGTGTGATGGCGCGAGTAAAGCCCTTGAAGAAAACGTTGTTGGCCTGCTGTGCGTTGATAGCGATGTTAAGAATGTCAATGGCGTCACCAGGAGGCTTACCGAAATACTTGGCTGGCTCCTTAAGGCACAGCAACTTATGAACAAGGTACGCACAACCAATGGTGGAGGTAAAGTCCTTACCGGACCCCTTGCCAAGCATCATGATGATTTCCTTCTTGGTGTGTGACCAAATCTCCTCACCACGATCTTTTCCGTAGAGATTAATCAGGTCGCTCTTGCGATACACCTGACTCATCAAGTCTACTAGGAGTTCCTGCTCCTTGGACAGCGTAATGCCATCCCTTCTGAACCCCATATATTCATCCTCGTAGAGAAACTCTTTGAGGTCTGCTGGACGCTCCTCAAATGGATCGTCGTCCAGGCTGCTTAGGGCCAGATCAAAAATGCTCAAACGTGTCTCGCAGCGTCCATATCTTCCTGGCGGATAACCTTAATCGGTTCCGCAAAGCCAGCAACCTTATTCAACCTGCGCCTGACCTCTTCACGGCAAACATCACAATCTGCGGTAACCTCTTTGAGGATGGCGACAATCTGCTCAGCCTTCTCCTCAGTCTCCGCTACCTGATTAGCCAGTTCTAGATTCTCTAGCACACCGGCATCCTTAAGCATCTTCACACGCTTTTCCTCAGTAGAGGCGGCAAGGGCTAGGGCAGAGATTTGATTTCTAATCTCACCAGCCTGCTCTGCCGTATCAGCAACGGACCATGCCGAGTCGATGATCTGTGCGTAGTGACCATCAGCAGAGTGTACGACCTCTGAGGCTCTGTCTGTGAGCGCCCTGGAATTAACAGCGTATGCTTTCCAGTGGTCGATGTATTCTTTTACCTGCGCGCGGGTCATGCCCTGCTGACGCATGATTTCCTTGATCGGAACCTCACGGAAGTACAAGGCCATAACCTTGTCCATCTTGTCCATGAATTCCGGCAGGGCTACCTCGCTTCCGCTAGCCAAGGCGAACCACCTTTGTTTTCTTAGCCCTGGAACGCTTAGGCCTGACAACACCCTTGAGTTCGTCAATGTAGAAGGCCCTGAACTGGTGGCTCTTATCGTCCACGCAATTGATCCACGTTACGTCCTTTTGAGCATTGTGCGCCCAACCCCTGAACGAAAAGACGCCACGCCTATTCTTGAAACGGATCTTGTCACCAGGCTTGATAACGTCACCCTCAAAGGTGAGTTCAAAGTAGGAGTGGATCTGATCATTCCAAGGGTAGGGCTCGCCGGTAACCGTAGCGTCACGCCTATTCATCTTCATCGAGAGTTGCCACCATTCCTAGTAGGGCTCCATACCGACTTAGGGTAGTCGATCTGGCGCTGCTTAATTCCTTCTTCGCACTCACAGACAATACCGTTGTCTCGGTCGGCAACAGAAACCATTTCTTCTGTCACCTTGCCGCAAGTGTCGCATTTAAACGTATAAAGAGGCATTCGTGTCACATCTTCCTTTTCATCCATTGTACCAGATGGTCAACCCTTTTGTCAACTGGCTCATTCTGTACCACAAAAGGCTTGATGTTAAACTTTGTAATGAACATCATAACATACTTGGCGATATCTTTTTGGTACTGCGGATCGGTAGGGCGAACCCCATCGTCCTCAGGGAGCCAGTAGGTGGGGAAGTAGATGAGTAGATCATAGGTTTTCATAACGTCAGCGATAGCGTCCTCAGCCACCCTGAGTTCCGCCGAATACTTGCCATCAAATACGTTACGGTTGAGGTAATAGGTGTACGCTAGGGCGTCCAGCGGTGTACGCTCAGCCAGCATATTCAGGTCAGAGTTTCGTACCTCGCGGCCCATCATGGACAGCATAATTGCTGCCTGACTCTGGAAGGTAGCCTCTGTATTAATGGGAAGCCTATTGGCTAACTTGCGAGACTGTGAGCCTAGAAAAGCATAGTCATCAAAGAACGGGTCCTTGCCTGCCGCATGAAAGAACGAGGTCTTGCCTGTTCCGTGGGCCCCCGACAATCCAATTTTCACTTCATCAATCCAAACTGTTGTAGGTATCTTCTAATGGTCATTTCAGACACACCCTGTTCCTGGGCGATCTGCTTAGGCTTCTTCTTTTTCACAATGAACTGTCTGCTCAGCCACACCTTCGACTGGTACAGTTTACTCATTGTAGTTGTCCGTTACATAGCGAGCAAGGCCGAACGAGTCGGCTACGTTGTCAGAATCAAGTGCGATGCCGTACTCCCTCTTCACCCAATCAATAGTGTACTGCTTGCGCCTGCGGTAGACTTCCTGCTTATACCAAGTCTTAGCCCTGCCTGGATTTGCCACTTGTAGAGCAGCCTTCTCCTTAGCGGTCCACAACTTATTTCCAATTGGAGCCTGCCACCTCAGCGGTTCAATTGCGTATACCCTAGAGTTGTTAGTCATTAACTCACCAAGTACCGCCCCGTAAACGTAGGCAAGGGAAATGGATGCCTTCATGTTATTGACATAGATAGCAGACTCAATAGCCACAACGTCAGCCTTAAGTCCCAGCGAAGCCATCTTAGCCTTCGCGTCGTGAATCCTCTCAAAGGCGGTAGCACCACGAAGTTCAACCTCACCCCAATGGGTAGGCTTACCCTTCTTCATCTGACAAAAGGCGATTGACTTGGTGCTGCAATCTAATCCAACAACTGAATCGCCAATGCGCCTATAACTACTTACCATTCTTTGCTATCTCCAATGCCCTTTTCTTTTGTTCATCCTTGGGTCGCTGTTCACACGCCCCGCAAATCTTGCCGTCATTGTACGAACTTAACTTAGTTCCACAAGACTTACAGACTCGCTTTTTTCCCTTCCTACGTTCACGCTTCTCAGCCCAGGCATCCTTTGCCCTGGCGTTCATTTCAAACTTGCAGCACTCAGGCGTGTGATACTTCTGATTGCGCCTACTCGGTTCAAACTCTTCTTCGCAATCTCGATAGGCGCAGACTTTCATTTAGTACCCGACACTCCTAGCCATGACAATCTTATTTGTCGTTGGCTGGTTGTCAGACCAGCAATGCTTTTGTACGGAACAGAAATTGCAGGGGAACTTGCCCTCTACCGCTTCTGCGGGGCGCTCAGGGAACTCGCCGTTGTCATAGGACGCCTTGACTCGCCTCATCCACATAAACAACTTCTCAATATAGTCTTTGTGGTAGTCGTTCATAACGATGGAGAATGCGTGGGTATCAAGGGTGGTTCTATCAACGTAGAGGAGGACTCCCTGTGTGGCGTCCAGCATCTTCATATACATGAGGGTCTGAATAACGTGAGAGGAGTCGGCCTTGTTCAATTCCTTTGCCGGTCCAAACTTGCTGCTATCAACATTCTTCAACTCGACAGGGATATTATTCTCCTTGTCGTAGATATCGACATACCCAAAGATGGGCGGGTCGTTATTGACCAGTTTCTTTTCAAACTCCCACTTGCCAGCCTTCTCATCAGTAATGGTTGACAGGATCAATTTCTCAATAGTATCGTGAGCCGCAGTACCAAGGATGCGCTTTAGTTGTGACTTGTGGTCCCCGTTGTCAGTGTGCTCAATATCACCGCCAAAGGCATAATGCCAGAAGCGAGGACACTGGCCAGCCCCGAAGCCCAACTTGGATGGAGAAAAATTCTTCTTAGCCTTAGGGGTAGACTTCTTTGGAAACTCCAACTTGAGGCCCTCTCGTAAGGCTTTCTCGTATATCTCAGGATTAACAGTCTCTCCTGGCGTAACAATCCTTGTCCTCTTCACAGTCCATTTGTCCTTAATGTATACTTCAATGCCGCCACAATGTTGTCCATGTTGGCCGACATTGTAAAGTAAATGTTCTTCTTGATGTTCGACTCCGTTCCTACCTTGCCCTTGTCAATGTTGGTGTAGTAGTTAGCCTTGGTGCTGAAATAGGCTCCGTAGGCCTGCAACTGAATGATCAGAGGTACCGCCTTTGCTGGCGGAATGTCAGGCTTCATGGTGAGCATTACAACGTACCCAAGGGCTTTGTCCAAGGTTTCATCTTGAACGATGCCTGAGATATGATTAAACTCAGATACCTCAGAGACGTATTCCAAAATGGACTTATCAGACATTCTATTCTACCATACCTTTCTCGATCTCGCGGAGGCGCTCAAACTCTGACCAGGAGATAACTGCCAGCCTCAGGAAATTGCTCTCCTCACCGATCACCAACTTGATGACAGGCTCTAATTCTTTACCAGACCTGATTGCGTCAGTGCAAATCTTAGTCCAGATCGCTCTGTTAATGGCGAATGACTTGCCATATTCCTTATAGTCTACAAGGTAATTGTCGTCAATGGCGTCGCCCTTTTGGATCTTCCCCCGGCCAGAATTCTTCTGAGCCTTCGCTCCATCCCTGGCGACCTCTCTACGTTCACTCACGACGACCGAAGCCAACCTTGCTCTCATGTCCGTAGTCACAGATCCACCAGAACTCGTCATTCATAAACAAAACCCTGTCCGTAGGATCACCACAGACGACACACTCAAATGAGCCGGTAGCAATCATGTTCTCTGTGATCGTCATTTCCCTATCGTCGTAGGGTACGACCATTCCAGGCTCTAACTTCATGGCTGCATCAACTCCCACTCATGCGTCTTGCGACTCTTGACCTTAAACATTCCACAGTCACAAGCCATCACCTTCTCAAACTGAATGGTGAATGTCGAGACAATGTTGAAGTCGTAGAATTCATGCTCATGCTCCATAGGTAAGTACCTCCTTTTCAAGTAGATCGAGGTCCTCGGGGAGTGACTTGAAATGCTGCACAATCTTGTCACGGCCCTGCCACTTCAATTCTCCGTAGTTGTACCATGCCCCACCCTTCTTAATAATGCCGAAGCGCGTAGCCTCGTCAACAATATCGGCAGCGCGATCAATTCCTACGTCAGGACCATCGAAGTAGAAATCGTACTGGCCCTGCTGGAATGGCTTGCCGGTCTTATTGTTCTCAATGATCCACGTTACCTCACGGCCCACAGGCTCAGACGTAACGTAGTCACCAACCTGTACCTCGCCAGACTTAGCGTTCTTCATCGACTCGCTTGACCAAAACTTGATCACGGTCGTTGAAAAGAACTTCGGAGCGAAACCTCCTGTCGCCTCCTGAGATACGAACATGGAACCCAACTTATTACGAACCTGAGAAATCAGGATGAGCAGCGTGTTATCGTTTGACTGATTCCACAACTTGACGGCCTCTGCGAGGTCGCGTGCGTTGGAGCCGATCTGCCTGGTACCTTCCATTCCCTTGAGGTCTAGGCTGTCCTTTTCGAAATAGGACATAGGAACCATTGAGGTGATCGAATCAATTACGATTACGTCAATGCCTGCCTTCATGAATTCAATGGTGTCGTTGACAATTCTCACTGAGTCAGACACTTGGATGACACGCAGTTCCTCTACGTTAACCCCTAGGCGCTCAGCCCAAACCGGATCGAATGTCTTTTCAGCATCAACCCATAGACAAGACTTGCCCTGCCTCTGAGCCTCTGCTACCATTTGTAGCGCGATGGACGACTTACCACATGACTTGTTTCCATAGAACATTACCTGGCGACCAAATGCTAGTCCACCGCCTAGAGCCTTGTTGAGAGAAACTGATGGAGTCTTTAGGAACTCGATCTTCACATCAGACGCTGCGATAGCACGCTCTCTCGTTTTCTTATCTAACTTTGCTAGAACGTCCTCAATTGCGTTCACGGTCTATCCTCTCCAAACTGAATTCTAATTCCTTCACTACTTCCTGAACGTGCTTCTCTCGCATCTTCCCTAGTCGTTGCACAATAGATCTGATAACTTCTAGGTCCTCTGATCTTATGACCATGAGGAACTCGTCTCTTGATCCTTTTACGAGATAGCCGATCATCCCAGTACACCGTGCATCCTTACACGCTTCTCGTTAACGCCAGTCTTTAGTTCAATCGCTTCCTCTAGCGGCCTAAGGATAAGCCCCCTATCGAATAGCCCCTGGTAAAGATCGGCCATGCGGATGAAGATGTCTGCGAACTCTGCCTCAATCTCATCAGAGCCCTTTTCCTTTCTGATGGCCTCCATGACCTCAGACACCTCGGACGACAGCATCATCAACTGCTTACCATAGAAGATAAACGCTAGTTCCTTGTACTCGGGAACGGTTAGTTCCTTATTTCTTAACATTCCATCTAGTTCCAGCAGGAAGTCCCAAAATCCCTTCTCAACTGCCGTCTCATGGATACCCTCAATTAGTTCCTTCATCAACGAATCTCCTTACTCTGTCAACGAATGGCGTGGCATCTTCCTTGGTGTAGCCGATCTGCATTTCCACTACCTGGCCCGGTTGCATCTGCCTCATGGCATTCGGGTAGGCAGTTGGGAATACCAACAGTGGGATCAACTCTAATTTGTGATCCACCACAACAGCATTAGCCATGTTCTTGCCCGCTTTTGTTTTTCTACTATTAAATTCTAGCACAAGATACTGTCCTGCGTCAAGACTCACGTTCTTGGCCCTCAGGTACTTGGCGAACATCTTTTCTGACTCCACCACCTGATCGACTTCTACGAAGTCCATGATCTTCTTATTTCCAGTAAGGATGACGTACACCTTACCTACCTCCACGAGCGGGTCTGGGCCTGTGAAGAACGTCGCCGTTCCCGTCTCGTCCACAATCTCCACGCGGTTCCACTTGGCGTTAGGCTTGGTCGTAATATCCAGCACCATACCGAACAGGATCGCCGCTGAGCCCTCTTCATATTGGGATGCTGGTGTGAGCCTACCCCTAATTTTCTCGTTCATCCACGAGTCATCAAAGGACGGGATGCCTAGGTATTCAAAGAGGTTAGGTCGAGGGTCCTCGTTCACCCTGTCAGGGAAGTTTGTCGCACTCACCCTGTTCAGCGCACCGATGATCCTTGTCGAAAGACCGCTCCCCTTTTGCTGTGAGAACTCATACAATTCCTTATATGACCTAAAGGGACGCTCATCCATGATTACCGCAGCAGCAGCATCAGCAATATACTTGATGTTCGTCAGACCGAACCTGATACCATCACCGTCAATAGCGAACGAAGCCTGTGACCTATTAACGTCAGGGAGCATCATCCTAATGCCGAGGCGTCGGCACTCAAGCAGGTACGTCACCAAAGCCTTCTTGTCACCCTCGTGTTGAAGAATGGCAGCCATGTATTCCACAGGGTAGTAGAACTTGAGCCATGCCGTGTAATACGTCAGCATCGAGTATGCGACAGAGTGAGACTTGTTGAACGAGTAGCCAGCGTGAGCCTCAAAGTCGTGCCACAACTTTTCCGCATAGGCAGCATCAAGGCCACCATGGGATACGGCACCATCTAGGAAGTGAGCCTTGTAAGCATCGAACTCCTTGGCGTCCTTTTTCTTACCGATGATCTTACGAACCTTGTCGGCCTCTGCCCATGACATACCGGCCAACTCAACCATCGTCTGCATAACCTGCTCCTGGTACACAACCACACCATAGGTTTCCTCAGTCAGCGACCTGTAAACCTCATTAGCATACACGGTGGGGCGAGTGTTATACTTGCGACCAATGTATTCCTCACCAATGGTGTTCATTGCACCAGGGCGGATAAGAGCGGTTGAGGCTACCAGTTCACCAAAGTTCGCAACCTTCATGCGCTTTAGTAGGTGCGTGTAGGGACCTGCCTCAGCCTGGAACACGCCTCGCGTCATTCCATCAGACAGCATTTCGAAAACCTTAGGGTCATCGAAGGTGAGCGAGTCAAGGTCGATCCTCTGCTTCTTGTGCTTCTTGATCGATTCAATTGCCGTGGCGATAACTGACAGAGCCTTAAGGCCAAGCGTGTCAATCTTTAGCAGACCTAGTTCCTCAACCTTATCCTTATCCAAGGCGATGACAGGAATCCTCGCCTTAGCAGGAGAGTCAGGGTCCACGCGGTACTCAACAGGAGCGTACTTATCAATTGGCTCGCTACTAACCACAACACCAGCAGAGTGCATACCAACAGAACGGATGCGACCCTCTAACTGACGGCAGTATTCCACTACCTCGGGATACTTATCCCTAAACGCAGAAGCAGCCTTATCACGAGAGGTGTAAAACTCCTCTAGGCTATCGACATTCTTAATCGCTGTCTCAACCTCTGTCAAAGGAATCTGGAACACGCGACTAACGTCCTTCACCGTACCCACGCCATTGAATCGTGCGAAGGTTGATACAGTCGCTGTGTTCTTAAACTTCCTGGCGATGTAAGCCTTTACTTCACCACGACGCTCATCCTGAAAGTCAATGTCAATGTCGGGGAAGTCATTACGCTCTGCGTTGATAAATCGACCGAATAGCAAACCATATTCCAGAGGGTCCACGTTGGTGATCTTCATTAGGTAGCACACGAGAGAGCCTGCGGCAGAACCTCTACCTGGCCCAACAAGGATGCCCTGCTTCTTCGCCCACGTTACGATATCCGATACGATCAGGAAGTACGACGAGAAAGCCTTGTCCTTGATGACAGCGAGTTCCTCAATGAGGCGCTCCTTGTATTCATCACCAAGGTTCATTTCACGCAGAGCCGTGTAGCAAATCTCAGCAAGCAGCGCATAGGCGTCACGCTTAGGCTTAGGCAGAAGGTTCACGCCTTCGTGGTGAGCGTAGTCACCAATCTTATCGGCAACCTCAAACGTGTTGTTAATCAATTCCTCTGCTGGAAGATCGACAACCTCTAGGCTCTTCTGCAACTCAGCGACCTCCATAAGGTAGAGGTCCAACTTCTCAAACGAAATCATGCGAGTCGGGTAGATGTAATTCAGTCGATCCCAAATCTCCATCTTCTCAGACTTGGAGAAAGACCAATCATCAGCAGCACGACGCTTAGGCTTCGTAGAAAGAATCAGCAGCATTTCCTCTGCCACACGATCCTCAGCCCTAGAGAAGTGACAGTCAAGGGTTACGGTCGGCTTGATATCGAACTGACGAGCAAGTTTCATAAGACCAGCATTGATCTGAGGCGGATTGTGAGACTGAATCTCCATGTAGAAATCGTCACCGAACGTATCCTTGAACCAGCGTGTCCAGTCTAGGGCAGCCTCTTCGTCGCCACGATCAATTGCCTTGGCGATTACACCGTTCAGGCATCCAGACAAAACGATTAGGCCCTCAGCGTGATCCGCTAGAGCCTCCCTGTCAATACGGGGCTTGTTGTAAAAGCCTTCACGCCATGCTAGCGTGGAAAGAGAGGACAGGTTCTCGTAGCCACTTTCGTTCTTACCAATGACGATAAGGTGGTTGTAAGCCTGAATTGACTTATCCTTACCGGCGCTACGGTCAAACCTGTCAGTAGGAGAAAGGTACATTTCGCAACCAAGGATCGGCTTGATGCCTTCCTTTAAGCAAGCGGCCTGGAAGTCACGATTACCAGAAAGGGTACCATGATCCGTCAGGGCGAGGGCGGGCAGGCCAAGTTCCTTAGCACGCGCAGCCAATTCCTCTGGGCTTGAGAACCCATCAAGGACTGAATAGAATGAGTGGGAATGCAAATTAACGTACACTGAATCTCCTAGCCTTGTGGACGGCGAACCCTAATGTAAGTGGGGAGGCCCGAAGGCCTCCCCACCAATCACCACTCGATAGCGGTGGATGAACGATTTGCCTCATCTTCCTGGTGGCGCTGTGCCGCAGGAACGTATGAGTAGAACTTTGCCTGACGCTCGTAAGGAATCCTAAGCATTCCACCTTCACGAGAATTCCACGGCTCAAAGTCAGCAACGTCAATTGCCTTCTTCTTGAGTTGCGGTGTCAGCGTGTAGTCAGTAGCCTTCTTCTCACCCTTACGGGAAAGAGTGAAAACGTACTCACTGATCGGACCATTCGCCTTGTACCAACCAAGAAGGTCGGGAAGGATGCCACTCGCACTTGTCGAGCAGTTGAAGGTCTTAACTCCGATGGGGTTGTCATCATCGTCAAATACGATGAAGTCAATGTAGAAGCGCTTCTTCGCGTACCATGCGCGAGGCTTGCCTTCCTCATCGAGGTCAACGTTGTTGAGTTCGCACGCGAGGCACTGGCCCTCATCCTTCGTGCAAAGTGCAGAGCGCTTCCAATCGTAGGGGCTCTGGTGATACCAGGTTACATATGCGAGGCCCTTATCCTCCTTGTACGCTGGCGATGACGGGTCAAACTCCTGCAAGGGCTGAACCGTGACTGATTCGAAAACACCCGGTGCCGTCTTATTGAGGCTGAGGTATTCTACTGGTGGGCGCTCACTGCTTTCTCCACCATCAATTGCGGCTTCAATCTCCGCAAGTCCTGTTACAAATGACATAGTTAATCTCCTTTTCTTTGCCCCAAGTTGAGGCGCTTGTATCAATTATAGCATGGATCAGAGGTCGGTGTCAAACAACATTAGATCGGCACCGGACAGAGCATAATTGATTTGATCATCTGACATATCTGTTGCATCCTTTAGATCGGAGTAACGATCAAAGGGAACCTTCTTGACGAGCATCGTGGAACTAAAGATCGCTCGCAGTTTCTTAGCAAGGGCCACGCCAGGAGGCTCTTTGAGTTGCGGGTAGTCCTTTGGGTCGTCGTTGTCAACGAAGATAACGATTTCACTGAACATACCTGAGATAATGCTAGACTGTTCCTTCGTTACCGTGCCCTTGAACAGCGCACCTACGTTTGGATACCCCGCCTGATGAATCTTCATAGCATCGAACGATGCCTCCACGACGATGAGCGTAGAGCCGTACTTCTTCGCCCTGTGGATATTGAATACCGTCTTGCGACCTTGGAGGCCAGACGAATTTAAAAACCGCTTGTCCTTGATGCTACGCCCGATGAAGCCCATTGGTACACCCTTCGAAGAGTGGACAGGAACCGTCACCGAGGCTTGGCGCTGAGAGTAACCGACACCAAAGTGCTTGAGCGTATCGTCAGTAAAGCCTCTACCGTTCATGTAGTCTAGACCAGGCTTTCCATCTGGCGTCCAAAGCCTGCTGCTGCACGAGTCGATAATCGATTGATCAAACTCGATAATGTCATCAACCTTGTTGATCTGATCTTCAAGGCCTAGGATAACATCGTCGATGGACAGTTCCTTGCTTTGCACAAGGCGGTAAGCGTCTGACCTGGAAATGTTCATCGTGTGGGATAGGAGGCCTGTAAGATTACCCTTTGACCCGCACGACGGGTTGAAACAGTTGTAGACGCCTGACTCACGAGATACCGTCATAGACGGGCTATTACGGTTGTGGTGGAACGGACACAGGCATACATAGTCCCGGCCCGTCTCGTAAGAAACATGGACGCCAGCCTGCTGAATCAGGTCACGGATTCCCGCTTCGTTCAGTAGCAACATCTACAAACACCCCAAGAATGAAAGCCTCAGTCTGATCGTCATATCGCATATCATACTTTAGATCATCCTCGCTTTCTACGTCGTGTAGCCCATTTACTAGTTCGTACAGTTCCTTCTTCGCTTTTGGTAGCAGCCCCTCGTCATGTACTATGACGTAGTAGACATAAACCTCACGAGTATTGCTCTCTGATGACGCCTCGCCCGAGGTCGGCTTCAACGAAAAAGTCGTACTCAGTTCCGTGACGATTCTTTCTGCAAACGATCTCAATAAGCCCATCTTCGTCGCCTCCTTCCTCTAGGTCATGGCGGTGAATCGCCATAGCGTGGTCAGCGTCATACTCAATAGCCTTTGACCAAGCAACCTGCGACATCATCGGCGGTGCCTTACGATCTGAGATATCATTCATTGTAGCAGAAACAACGTCAATGATGGGGATGCTATTCCTAAGAGCCATCTGCTTCAACTCCTTTGAGATAGCACGGTTGGACTCGGTAGGATTCTTTGATCGAGAATTGTCTGACATCAACTGGTGGTAGTCGATAATCACGAGGTCGGGGCGGTGCTGATCGATCTTTCCCTGAATATGGTTCGGAGTAACTTCCCCAACGCCTTCGTTGGAAACCACGATAAACCCATTCTTATTTGAGAAATAGTCCTTTGACCACTGATCGTAGGTATCTAGGTTAGTCTGCCCTCTGGCAAACCCCTCCATGGAAAACAGGCCCTCACCCATCATGGTATAGATACGGTCACGCATAACCTCTGGTGACATTTCAAGGGATACGATCATGGGCTTAAAGCCACGCAGCCATGCCTGTACCGCCAGATATCCGGTGATCCAGGTCTTACCACGACCAGGCCAGCCGATCACACAGATAAGGTGACCAGGAGCCATGCCTGTAAGGTAGGAGGCGTCAATAGCCTTGAAACCTGTTGGGATGCCGTAGGAGCCTCCCATTTTATCCACGCGCTCCTTGACGGCCAGCATGTGCTCTCTGGCGGCAGCAGAGTCAGAGATATCAAGGTCACGGGCAACTGACGTTAGTTTAGACAACTTGCCTACGCGCTGGTGCAATTTCTCCAACGCAAACAGGCCAGAGCCATTCTTTAGATCGTCGGCCCCTGCCCTAATAACCTCTGCCAAAGCACGCTGAGCATAGGCATTACGCAATTCATCAATCGCGTAGCCAGTGGCGACCTCTGTGCGTTCGATCTCAACATTAGGAAACTTCTTCTCCACCTCTTCCACCGGGGGAACAGAGCGGTACTTAAAGTAGTAATCCTTAAGACCCTTCCACACATCCTCATGGGAAACAAATAGGTCGTCAATGTTCGCTGTCAGCGCAGTAGGCATATCCTTGTTATGACATAGTGCGCCAATCAACTTTGACTCAGCGTTGCTCAAGACGTTCCATCCTTTCTTTTGTTTCCCGACGAAGCCTAGCCCTGCGTGCAGCATCCTCGCGGGCCGTTGCTTCCATTTCGTCCAACCTGTCAAACGAGTTGTAGAACTCTTCAAACGTGTGCTTCGCGTCACAGGTCATGTAATAGTCGATTAGGTCCTTAGCCTTAGTGTACCCTACCGAATCGATTACGTCAACCATTCCCCACTTAACCTTGTAGCGGTTAATGGTTCCAATGTTGAAGCCGTTAGCCTTCTTGTACGCATCGATGAAGTAGGTAACCAGGGCTTGCGCCTGCTGGTTCTTGTTCATCGCGCCTTTAGAATCTCTTTCATGCGCTTGCCCAGGTGCTCGTCACACTTTGCATAGGCACGATCCAGCGCAGAGTCCACCGTTTCACCGGCATTAACGTCAGTCTCAATCTCAAAATCGAGAGTGACGTTCTCAAAGTTGCCCAGGTTCTTCAAGAACTTAATCGACACCTTCACACGAGTAGGCGTTGATGACTTCCTTGACTGTGGCTTTTCTAGTTCACTCATTAGTCCTGTTCCTCCTTAGGCTTAAATCCGATACGCGGCAAACGGTGCTTCATCGAGTCAGCACACTCAGCCAGCGTTGACCATTCCTTGGCGATGTTAAGCAGCGAGTTAGAATCCATATCAGCAGACGCGACGTTCATCGCTTCCTGCAAAGTCTCCGCTGCCATTTCTAGGTACGCCTCCGTAGAGTTGAGATTAACACGATCCCACTCCTGAGGCTTTCTGGTCGGCTGAGGAGGATGGACAGGCCTCTCGATGGCCGTCTTATCCTTCTTAAATAATCTCAATAGTCCTCCACCTCTCTCCATACAGGCTTAAACTCTCCGTCCTCGCCCTGAACATACAACAGTGTACCATCGTTCATCATGGTTCGCAAGTCGTTCCTAGAGGGCGTGGGCCCCGGTGTGATGAGTCCATCCTTGCGCTTAAATCCCCAATGTACGTTGGCGTAATACTCTTGAACCTCCAAGACATCATCCTCAGAGAAGTAATAGGTGTAGCGGTCAGGGTTCTTTAGGCTGTAAGCCTTCTGCGGCTTCCTAATCTCACCCCTACGCATACAGTCTGCAATCCACTTTTTGTGACGTTGCACCATGTTGGCTACATCCTGCATCCCGTAGGCTTTTCTATGGTTTTTCTTTAGCCAAACCCACGGGTATTGTCGATAGTCACCCTCTGTAAAGCAGAAGGTTGTGGCAACATCCGCTGGGCGGTTCACATGAATGATCTTGTGAAGTTTGCCGTCCAGGTAAAAGTACCTCAACTTCTTCGGGTTCTTACGGTGCCAGGTTGTAGAATCTGGCTTATTTGCTAAGTCCCGGTTTGAGTGTCGAGTGAACTTTTTCGACCCGTCAGGATTGTACGGCTTAGGCATTACACAACCCTAGTAGCCCTCTTCAAAAGGAGCGCAGCATAACGGTTGGTCTTAGCATCACAGAACTTGCGCCACCCGCACATCAAACAAGCGAGATCAAAGCGCGTTCCGTCAACTGTGCTCTTGTCAAGGTATACGTTTCCTCGGCATCGCTTACAGTACATTCGTACCTCCTAAGATATTGCTCTGCCACTTCCAGCATCGCTAGGTTGTCATCAATGAGGCCGAGCCACCAGTTGCATGTGTCACACAGGATGCCCCTGATGCACTTGCCGCAAGTCTTTTCCCCTGGACAGCAGCCGTGGTCGTGATCGACCGCAAGCCGCTTGTCGCCAGGTGGTGTCTTGCAGATGGCACAGACCCCGCCTTGAGCCTCAAGTATAGCATAGTACCCCTCAGGTGTCAAGGCGTACCTTTGGCGTAGTTTCTTGGCGAAGTGACACGTTTTGCACCAAGTGTCCAATCCGTCCTTGCTCTTGTTAGACGGGTAGAACTCTTCTAGGCTCTGTGTCACATCGCACTTGTTACAGGTACGCCAGTGGGTGATCATCGCCTGATCCTAAGATCAACAGTTTCGGCGCTGATCCAGTGCTGATGTTTCTCGTTAGGGTGAGTTAGATAAACCTCACATTGGTAACCGCCGCTCTCACGAGCGCGGCAACGAACGAACATCGGCAGGGTTTTCATGCGCTGAACTTCTTTCCTGCCACCCAACAGGTGTAGTCCTTAATCTGGACCTCCTGAATCTGGTGCTGGCCGTCCTGAACGTAGCCATAGCCAAAGCCCTGCTGCCAGTTACGCACCAGCGAATAGTCTGCCTTCTTCACATCCATAAGGTGTCCAATCTCAAAACCTTCTAGAACCTTGCCAGGAATCTCCCAGGTCTTACGGTATGAGCCTACACGGTGAGAGTGACCACGGATCAAGGAGACGCCAAACGATTCCATATCTGCCTGCACCGAGCCGCCAGCGTGCTTGCTAACCGCTACGCCGTGGTGGATATACATATCATTGAATCGGTTATACGGCAAGTCCGAATAGTAGTGCCACTGAATACCAAGGTTCTCGTAACCGTAGAGAAGATCAGGTGTGATCTGGTCAAGGAACTGCGGGGCATTCTTTAGCAGGTAGTCCTTGTGTCGAGTCCATCCATGATTTCCGTCATACAGGTGTACGTCTGCCTTCTTTACCGTCGTGCGAACATCGGTCAGGAACTGCTTGGTCGCAGATGCGCCACCTTCGTTCACTGAAACATTCTGCTCAGGGCCAACAGCCCAACGGCTCGTAGAGTCGGCGTCGTCGATGTCGCCAACAATATCAACCAAATCGGGCTTGAACCACTTTAGCACATCTAGCCAAAGCGTCACAGCCCTCTGGTCATGTAGCGGAAACTGAATATCGCTACACGCGAGGTACTTCAATTCGTTAGTCAAGTTGTTCTCCTTTAGTTAGACGCAGAGCAATCGTACCATACCTGGCGCTGTATGTCAAGCAGCCATTCTACGGCATCCTGCGTGGCAGAACCTTCGACGCTTGATGGCGTGGGGCTTCCCATAGAACACCTTACCACAGCCTTCACACGCCTTGCCCTTCTGCGAGTTGTTCATCTTCCTGTGCGATACGCTTGCCATGTTGTGAGCGTGGTCGTGCCACGATCTGTCGCACACAAAAAGATTCTCTATGTCGTTGTCGCACTTTATTTCATTGATGTGGTGGACAGTCTCCCAGGGCCTTAAAAGTCCATACTCACTCTCTGCGACCAGGGTGTGCTCATACACCCATCCATTGCGGGAGCGAGGGTGCTCAGGAACCTCGATGAGAACGTATCCATTTGTAGCCATACGTCTCTCGCGCTTGCGCCAAGACGTAATGGGAAAGTACATTAGATGTTGGCGATTGGCCCAATCCCAATAACGTTGGCGTGCAGAGTCTGCGGCCACCCATACTGAGGGTTAATCTTGTTAACCCTGAGGTCAAACTTGGTTGCTCCCAGATCGACGAAATAAGGCACTACGACTGATGCGCCGTTACTGAACATTGTCACAGTAGCCACAGGGGTAGTAGTGAATGGCTTAGGCCAAGGGGTGTCATTAGTTACCCAAGAGTCACCAGTTGGGTCATACACATCAATCCTTACAGCCTGAATGCCAATAAGGTCATCCCTGGAATTGAATCCACCAGAACGGTTCTTTAGATACACCTGTAGGTTATTGCCGTCCTCGACGGCATTAATAGCCTTGATCAGATTATTGAGTTTGGTACGAGTAATAGACTCACCAACCCCAAATTCAGGAACTGCCAATTTCTTCTCCATCCATGTGTAGTTCTATCGCCCAAGAGGGGACTGTGATCACCGACTGCTCGCCGCCGAGTTGAGCGAGAGCACCAGGATCTGCGATAAGCCTCTTCTTCGAATCCGATATCAAGTATATTCTACCACCTACGAAGTCCTTGACAAGCGTACCGTCCCTGAATCCCAACTTGCCCTTGATAGGGAGATCCTTTAGGGCCAAGGGGAGAACAGGGAGGGCCTCGGCATTCCAAGAAGGGAAGTGAATCTCAGACACCTCAAATAGCCCACCGGCCTTAGAGAAGAAGATCTTCATAGCAGGAGTCCTTACGAACAATCCTGATGGTGGTATTAAATCTAGTCTAGTATTTTTTGATTTCTTCTTAAACATAGGTAAACTTTCCTAAACTCTAGTGAACTTCTCTTGAACTAATAAGATTGTAGCAGGGTTATTCTGGGTTGTCAAGTTGTTCTGCCGTGAGTTCTGAGAACTTTTGGCTCTGAATCTCGGCAATCGTCTCCCGCAGTTCATCGACTTCCGCCCGAAGCGCAGCGTTATCGTAGATCAGATCGTTAATCTGCGCCCTAAGGTGCTTGATTACGTTAGTTGCTTTAGCCATAGAACAATCCTATCATACTAAGAGGTTTTCCATCTCATGCCGTTAAGTGAAACCCAGTCTCCAGAGTCTCCACCAACGGTGAGATAACTGTTTCTTCTGACCATGGACGCCGCAGTATTCGCCGCAGAGGCGGTTAGTCCAGTATTGGTAGGGATGAATGAGGGGTGCATAAAGGTGATGAGCCCTGTTGTGGTTATCCTGAGGTGAGCAAAGTGAAGGAAGCCACTCAATCTAACCGGAACTATGCAGATAGCCGACTGCTTAGGCCACGCGAACTTAGACTCAATTACACCAATCTGATTTTCCGACACCGGATCGGGCGGCTCAAGATTAGCCCTCGCTAGGAGTCCAGACATTGACCACCAACCATCAACTTCTTGATGAACGTTAAGACCGCCAAACCCATCATATACCGTCCATCCAGAGTGAAGGTTGACCTGAACAACCTGACCATAGTTTCCTGATAGTACCACCTCACCAGCCGTCAAGATGATTCTACTGGTGGATGCAATAGATGCCTCTGATGCGTCTGGAATGTCACCACCGTATGCCGCGTCGTTTTCAGTGACCATTCCGGCCCTGTTGGTGTTGATAGCAAAGCCACTCTGACCAGAAGTTTTTCTCACTGTTCCAGGCTCCATGGTGATAGAGGCCGGAACCCTTTCTAGGATTGACGTTGGGGAGGCAATCTCGATCTGCGGCTTCTCCTGGTCATAAATGTATACAACACCTACCCCTGGATTGTCAAACATCTTTGAGTCAACGTACAGGTTTCTGCTTGTTGTGTCCCAACCATTGATCTCGGCTTTTACCACAACTAAAGTAAACTTTTCTGTAGATAGGTGCTCAGGATATCCATTGGCTGTACTGTACTTTGAGTCCACATACAGCACCTCCTTGGTCCTAGCGGTCAGTGATGCATGTGTGCTAGTGGGGTCAATTGACGAATTGCCAATACCACGGATCATAGAATACTGATTGATGGTGTCTGGATTTGACTGGATCGCAATCATGTCACCTACACTGAATTCATCTTGTGCGGTGTCTGTTCCAATGTCAATGTACATGAAGTGTCTATTAAGAACAGCGCCAGATACATACGAGTCACCAGATGGAATATGAGATGAATCAAACTGGAACTGGGTACCAGATAGAACCCTACTCACAACAATTCTACCGTTAAATGACCCGACAGTAGACCCAGTAATGTAAAGTGACATGCCTGGATAAACACGAGTATCGTTGCTTGTTTGGATATCAGTTGACATCGTTATAGTTCTGGTAGTGGTACCGCTTGAAATGCTAACCACGCTAGCAGAAGGCGTTGTTAGTGTGTAGTTTACAGCACCGCTAACTGTCGGCCACGGTAGGTTCGCCTCGGGCAGAGCCCACCTTCTAGGCCTGCTATCAGAGGCAAGTGCATGGCCCTCTCCACCAAGCACCCAAAATTCCCTATCGGACTTGACCCTCAATCTTGGGAATGAGTAGTTGAACGTACCAGACTTGGTTTTGATTTCAACCCTCTCACCATTTTTAAGGCCATGGGGAATTGGTGTGTAGAACGCTTGCGTCACTGGCTCAGTGCCTGTATCTATGGAGTCTGTAGCATCTGTAGTTGTTACATTCAAGAAGTAGTTGCCGATCCTTCTATAGTTGTTTCCACTAATACTTGCCGTCCTAACCCTGTGGATAGGAATGACTCTTTCGACTGTGTTAGACACATCAGGAGTTGAAGCAGTAGAGAAGTTTACGGCTGTTGTTTGCGTGTTTGGAGTGCAGGTAAACGTATTATTCAAAGAATCAATGGCTGTTACGGGAACAGGCTCAAGCGTAACTGTACCCACAGCACCACTAGAAATGTTTTGGGCTACAATCTCTACATAGTCCCCAACCGCCAGCCCGTGCTTTTCTACTGTTGTAAACAGGACAGGTGAGGTTCCAGCCGTTCTGGACGCTGCTGAGATTGTGGACCTCTTCCTACGCTGAGTCTTTACACCAGAAATTGTTGCTGGTGACTCTGACGTATCCTCAGAACCAGATGGAATCGCAATGTACGCACTTCCGGCGCTCTCCTCGATGACAACACCTGGAGTTACAAGTTCTATTCTTGCAGAAGAGATGTCAGCCGCTGCTGTAGATGCCGGGGAGGTGTAGAAACTGCCCTGCGCGCCACCAGTAACTCCTGCTCCGATGGCAGATGTGTAGACAACGGTGTTGAGGGTAGTCGAGTAAACAACAGCAGTCTCATTTAGACCACTTGTGCCGGTGATAGTAATAGTCTGACCTGGCATACATTCGGCCATAACTCCAGACCAGCCAGTAACCGTTACTGTCCTTCTGCCGGATGACAAATCAGAAATCGATGTGACAGGAAAGGCCACAGGAACATTATTGTTCTTAACTGTTACCGTAGTATCGGTAACATTAACAACCCTGAATGTTCCGTTAGAGAATGACGCCTTTGCCGAAACAGTTGTCGGAACCGTTGGCCTAATGGTGTATAGAGACTCTACGTCAGACAGGAAGGAAAGGAATCTTGGGTTATAGCCAGTATCAGGAATGTAGACAAAACCACTACTTGCATAGCGCGTTGACTGTGCGGTAATGGATGTAGTTGGAGAGATACTAGACCTAACAGCAGAGTCATTCTCATACGACATGCCAAGCGTCCCTGGCACGCCCGCTTCCGTAACGCTCTGGAAGGTGTCTGGGCCAGCCCCACCAAAGACTGAATTTCTGTACTTAAGACTAGATACAAGGCCGTTCTCAATATTTGTACTACCATCTCCTGGTACGAATGGATGCGGGTCTCCAAATGCAAACCTCCAGTGGTTATACTTTAGTACACCGCTTGTTGCACCAGTTGGCATGTTTCCGGTACCAACCCTTTTACACCTAAACGTCTTTGAACTTACAACGGTAGTAACCTTGTGGAATGGGTTAGAAAAGTTTGTTACTGAATAAGGAGTTATAGCAGCGGCAGTTAGTCCAGTGATTACAAATGGCTGCCCGAGGGTAAGACCATGAGCAATGTTCGTCTTGATTTCAATCTCGTCGCCTACGTTTGCACCGAGAGCCGTGATTGATAGGATATTGCCTGCAACAAATGACGACTGTACACTGTAGTAAGAAGAAATCTCTGCCTGCAACTGACCATGACCGTATACCGACCAATCCTTTCTGTCAAGTTGCTTGTTGCCAGAAGAAATCTTTACGTTACAGCCATTTTTGTAAGTGTAACTCAGTGGGCTGACAGCCCTTGACTGAACTAGTCCTGTTCCAATTGCAACGAGGCTGAATGCGGGAATATTCTCATCCCATAGGTCGGTTACCCTTACTGAGTCGCCAACAGAAATACCATGCCTAGACGGAAGCACAAACGTTTCTGTCCTAGCCACTGGATCAAACGAACGTGAATCAATCGGCAGCCTCTCAGAGATTCTTGTCCTGAGTGTGGCTCCACCGGCAGTTACCCTTCCGGTTGTCCTATCAAACTCAAAGGTCTTTGTAGAAACAACCCCGCCATTGATTGCTGAGTTTTTATATCCATGAATTCCGTCTACGTCAATGGTGATGGCTGGGGTATCCTGAGAGTTTACAACCTCTACGACATCGATTCCAGTTTCATCCATGATGACGCGGTTACCAGTCGCAGGACCAATTTCAAAGTTGTTACGAATGGTTACGTCATTGAATTCTGCACTACCCGCATCTCCTGCGACCTTAAATCCAGAGGTGTTGGCACTGTAGTTCTGCGACTGGATAAGACCACCAGTACCAATAATCAGGTCGGTGATAATGCTCGTACCGGACATGAAAACATCTGCGTTGATCGTCTGTGCCGAGATTGATCCACCATCAATCTTCGAAAGCGTTCCAACGTTGAATGCAGACGGCGTTGCGCTAGCACCCAACTTCTGCTCGACCATAACTCCATCTAGGCCCCAGGTTGTTGCCGTTGCCGATGCTGCGGTAAATGATAGGTTGGCTCTGTTTGCACTTCCGCCCGTTGTGAACGTAACCTGATACCTTGTCGCTGTCGAGGTTAGGATTGACTGTGCGGTGGCGACAATTGTTCCACCCACATCCTGATTAATAAGGACGTTCAGGGTCTTAGCGGAACCTGATGTCTGCCTCGCGTAGAATGAAAGGATATATTCCGTGTTAGGACTCAGTGGAATGTTGTATGTCGTACCGTTGCGTGCTAGTTGCACACCAGAGTTAGCGGCGGTCGTTACGAACTGCAATCCATACCCGCCGATTGCCTTCGCAGCAACGTCAATAGACCTCGTGGCAGTACCAATAACTGTAACGTGGAACGACCTAGTTGGATCGGTGTACCCTGCTGTTTCGTATTCAAAGTCTGCGTATGCCGGTGGCATAAGGTTGGTACCAGTTCCACCGATTAGGAGAGTAGCGGCAGAGATCGTACCGTTCTTAATGTCAAGGGCGTTGTTAGACAACTCCCATCCACTGGTCGGGTAACTAGATGACCTCAGCCTAGCAGTTGACGAGAACGTAACGTCTACCGTTTCCTGAGCCGTACCAGGGGTTGTAATTGTATCAGCCGGACTCTCAGAGTAGGTAGATACGTTGTTGTAGAAGTCAACCGATGCGACCTGGACGTAATATGTCCTACCTAGTCGAAGCCCATCGATTGTTGCAAACAGTTCAGTTCCGCTCGTACCCATAAACGACCACCTGGCACCAGTGTAGGTGGGCTGGCTTCCACCATTTAGGTCATCTGTGTATCGAATCTTGTAGTTACGAACCCTTGATGCATCAGTCGGCACAAGCCACGATACGTTGATTGAGGCCGTACCATTCGTACCCGCCACTGGAGTTACGTTTGTTAGGGTGACCGCACCAGGAATTGCAGAGTTGGTATTCGTGTCAAACTGAGCCAACTGTGTAGTCGTACTTTCGGCTGTTGGTGGTGTCCCGCTCGACTGTGTTCCCAATAGGTCAACTGGTGCAACACGGGTCCTGTAGGCTGTTGTTCCAGTTGTCGCCCACTCCGCTTGGAGAAGAGAGGTCCTAAATACCCTGGTTGTTGGGGGATTGCTTGTATCCGAGTAAACGTTATACTGCTCTGCACCCGTAACGGCACCCCATACAGCCCTCATTTGACCAACGTATGCTGTTACTGTCAAGTTTGGTGTTCCACCACCAACGGGCCATGCTAGGTCGTAGATGTGGTTTACCGCAGATGCGCCATTTGTTAGACCGGTAGCAGACTTTACAACAGGCGATGTATCTGTGTAGGCCTTAATGGAAACGCCGGTATTGGCTGGAAGGCTAGTTGTGTAGGCATTTGTCGTTAGACCAGAAGCCCTGTTCAACTCGTGTGTCCAAACAAATGAATTGGTTGGAGTTGTGTAAGTATGTGTTCCATTAGCGCCCGTTAGAGTAACCTCATACCCAGCGATGTCGGTCGTTAGACCACCAGCAGTAGATGGTGCCACCCATGTTAGTGTCAGGTTGTTAACGTTAGTCCATGTGTATTCAAAGGTTGATGGAGTTCCAGGCGTGTAGGCTGCGAGCGTGCTGTTGAACTCTGTGCTTGCTGTGGACTGGTTTCCAGAAGAGTCAACGGGAATTACCTTGTAGCGAACAGTCGAGCCACGAGTTAGTCCAGCAATCGTTGCAGTTCCAAGCCCACCGGTTCCAGCAGTTACCCCAGCAGCGCCACCAGGGACAGTTAGTGAGTTTGTGTACACACCAGCAGAGCCGGTACCCCACCTGATAACGTACTCGCTAATTGTTTCCGCTGGGGTGTACGAAGCCCATGAAATGGTTACATCATACTTGCCCTGAATCTTTGGAGTTACTGTTGTGGAATCAAGTGCCGTCACGCCAGCAGGAGGCGTCGCGTCTCCAGCAATTGTCTGAGTAAGGAACGAGCCTTCTAGCGGCAAGGCCGATTGTGTTCCCACTGTGTCAACGGAGTAAATTCTAGTGTAGTAAGTTGTGTTTGGAGTAAAACCACTCAGCGTAAAGTTAGGAACCCTCGTTGAGAAGTTCGGCCTCGCTGCAAACGGAACAGTCCTGCCAGCATTGGTCCATAGAGTAACGTTGTACGAACCAGCACCATTCTTTACGTCATCATTGTTTGGCTCAGTCCATGAGTAGGTTACAGAAGTCGATCCTGCTGTGGCGATAGGGGAAGTTGGAGCGTCTGGAGCAGCATTGACAATAGCCGCAAGGTTGTTGGCAATAGATGAGGCACTCAACTTGTTGTTAACGTCTCTAGCATGGACAACAACAGCGCCCTGGGCATATGAAGTGCTTACCGCCCCGAAAGCCTGGAATTGCTCAGTCTGATCAAGTACGAGTCTGCCCCTGACATCCGTTGAAACACCAGGAATCTGCGGCACATCCCATGAATACGTCTTAGAGTTCGCAGTAATGGTTACCCTGTAGCCATTGAAAAGTTCGGGTGTGTACGTCTGTGTATCTAGCCAGGTCAGGACCAGGTTTGGCGAGTTGTAGACGCCCTGGACCTTACCGGTTCCAGTTACTACGGAGTTGGCTGGACTCTGAATTCCGCTGACAAGCAACTTGCCTGTCGCAAATTGTTGCAGTACAGTAGACGATCCAGAGTCATCAAATCCATCATCTGCATAAACTGAAACATACCAATTAGTCGGTGAGGCACTGGTTTCTGTTACGAATGTCGTTGAGGTTCCAGGCCCACGGTACACGAGGTCTGTTGTTCCAGTACCAGCAGAGTAGGAGCCAGACTTGGCATAAACCCTGTACTCGACAATATCTGCACCGGACGTAGGAGCCCTCCACTGGGCCGTCATAGAACCAATTGCTGCGGTTAGGGTCAGGTTCGTCGCCGGAGCCGGTGCCCCCTTGTTAGCAGCAACCGTTGGGGTAAGAGTTCCTGAAACCTGTGTTGGATCAAGTACATGAACAGAACGCAAAACAATGTCCGATGTTCCAAGCTGAGAATCGGCTACGCCCAACTTTTGCTTGTAGTCCTCGTACTTGATTAGGATGGACTTTGCTGTGGTCTCCCATATACCAGTTCCTCCGGTGCTAGTAATTGATAGACGGTACTTACCGAACGTGTTTGCAGCATAGGAAGTGTTGTCGGTCCATGAAACGCTAAGGTCGTTACCTACCCAGGTTGCTGTTATAGAGCCCGTTGGTGTAGCAATTGTTGGCCTTACTGGAGTTGCATCACTTGTTTCAGCGCTTCCGTTATTAGCGTTTCCACCCTTATCTACCGCGCGGATCAAGATTTTGTAAGTAGTGTTTGGAAGTAGGTTAGGAATCGTGTAGTTCTTGTTTACTGTAACGAGTGAGTGTGTGTACGTTGCCGCAACCGTACCCCACTGGACGACGTAGTGAGAGAAGTCTGTTGCATGAACTGCCTGGTCGTATGTGATTACACCAGAAATGCTGCTGACGCCAGCATAGTCAGTTGCCGGAACCATAGTCCACGTTGGCGCGCTTGTTGGAATAGTTGAGTCTCCAGAGTTTGATAGCGCCTGGTAAGAAGCGGATTCTATTGATACAACAGCAGTTCTACCAAAGATGTCTCTAGCGCGTACCGCCGCTGTGTAACTAGCCCCACCGGTCAGTCCTGGCTTAGCGAATGTAAGCGTTTTTAGGTTAGCGCCATCAATGGTTGAGAACGTAGTCGGATCACCAGCAGCAGGCTCGATATCGATATCGTAGTAGTCAACAATATCTGCTGTTGGCGGCACTGTTGTGGCTGGCTGCGACCACGCCCAGGAGATTCCCTCAAGGAACGGCGTCCCAGTGGGTGCCGCGATAGTGCCTAGTGTTGGGTACGAGGCTGCTGCTGATGCACCCGCTGTTGTGACTCCAGCCAAGTCCTCAGTTGTAACTAGGAACGCCGGGTTTGATACGCCACCAAAAACAGCCCTGTTCTCATCGAACGTCAGCGTAAACTTGTTTACTGTCTTGTCGTAGACGTAATATGTTCTACTAATGCCAGAGAACGTAATAACAACCTTGTATCTGTAAAAGTCTGCTGCCGTTTCTGCTGTCCAGGTTGCTGTAATACCACCAGCAACGTAGCCACCAGTAAAGTTTGGCGTTCCTGGGTTAGTTGGTGCGGCATTTGTGTAGGCTCCAGTGCTGGCGATGGCACCAGCGGGAGCAGCACCCTGAGTGGAGAACGTTCCGTAAATTGATACGGCGTAAACCCTTACAGCACCCGAGGCGAATGACGTAACGCCAGTTCCACCAAACACAGCCTTATTCTCAGCACGAGTTAGAGTGAAGGCTTTTTGTGTCGTTCTCCAAGACTTATAGGTAATCCATGCATCGTTGGTAATTCTTACCTCGTAGCCCCAGAAGTGAGGAGAGTATGTCTGAGTATCTGTCCATGAAATGTTTAGGTCTGGGGTAGTGAACGATCCACTAACCGAGCCAACTGGCGTTTCAATGGTCGGTACCGCCGCCGTTGTTGCCAAGACGGAATCCGTCCACGTTCCCCTATTTCCAGATGTATCTAGTGGAGCAACCTGAACCCTATACGGTGTACCAGGAACAAGGCCTCGTAGGTAGTAGGTTTCAGTTCCACCGGCAGTTGCATTTACCTTTGCAAATTCAGCACTTGACCAGTTCATGTCAGAAAGTGCTGTGGTCCACCTAATCTCGTACTTATCAAGGTCTGCGGCAACTGGAACTGTCCACTGCAATTGAAGTGTTGCCACACCGCTCGTTGTGGTTCCAGGCGTATTGTCTGCAACCAGACCAGCGATCTGCGCTGGTGCAATTCCATCTGCTGCGACAACCGTAATAGCAGTTTCACCATCAGTTCCCTTTGCTCCAACAGTTCCAAATACGTTATATGGAAAAACATCACATAGCCAAGCGGCAGTGCTGCCGTTAGTTAGCCATGAAACCTCTCGTGTAGCATCTGTTACGCTTGCGATCAGCGTTGATGCTGCTGGCGTTCCGGCGTACACATCATATCGGTATGCCCCAGAGGTTGTGGTAAAGACAACCTTCATAACATCGATACCTGGGTAGACTACAGGAGTTGCCTGCGCTGCCTGTATTGGTGAGGTGTAGACCGCAGAGGTCTGTGTTCTACCGAAAAGGTCTGTGACAATTGTTGCTACCTGGAAGCGGTGGGTATTCGTTCCAACAGTGAGCGCAATTGGTGGTGCTGGAATCTGCTGTGGAGACACGGTTTGAACAATGTTTGCACTAGTTGGGGCTGTCGCTCCGTTAAGTGATGAAAGTGCAATGACCTCGTACTTGACGACATTCTTTGATGTCGATGCTGTCCAAGTGAACGACACCTTGCCATCGATAATCGAATGGATAGAGGGAGCCCCACCAGCAGCAAGGGCTGGTAGAGCGCCTAGAGAGGTCGGGCTCTTTCCAGTTGTGTCCCTCATTCCAAAAGCATTTACAGCCCAAACCTTAATGTTTCCGTAAAGGAGTCCCGTATTCTGCCCCCAAATTGAGACCCACTGAGACGGAGATATCACTACGCGCTTGTCGAGTGACGCCCTAAATGTCTTGACAATTGTGTTGTATGTGATCTCAACATCGTAATGTGAGAAGTAGGCTTCGCTACCAACAGTTCTAGAGTCTCCAAAGGTGATAACAAGGTCTGATGTTGACCAGTCTGCCGTTACCGTACCAGAAATTACTGCCGGGGCAGCCGTTGCGAGCGTTGTCGTTGTGGCAGCCCTCCATGCACTTAGTAGTCCAGCAGCATTAACGGCTGCGACCTCTACTGTGTAAGAAACGTTTGCTGTCAGGCTCTTGAATACATGAGTTAGTGTCGATGTACTAGCAAAGAAGGATGACCATGCTGTGTCAGAAGCAGACTTGATTCTCACATAGTAACCAAGAATTGTCCCATCGGAATCTACCGCTGAGGGCCAGTTCGCCACGAATGAAGCCATGCCGTCCTGGGTAATGTTCTGGTTGGTGATGGTAACCGAATCGGCTAGTGTAGGCGGTGTAGAATCAGGAGTTCCACCAGTCTGATCCGTACCAGACATGAGGGTTGTTGAAACATGTGCTCCTGGCCTTCCGAATACATCAACGGCACGAATGTGCGCGTCGTACTGCGTACCAGGCGAATCAATGTATAGATAGTTGAACCCGTAGACCCTCGCCTCAACGTCTGCGCCATTAACGAAAGGAGTGTTTAATCCATCTGCATCAACGTCAACCTCGTAGTAATCAACGGTCTTTGTCTCGTTACCAGCACCGGTTGCTGGCTCTGTCCACTTCCAGTTAATTCCATTTACTACGGCGACATGAGCGCCCGCGCCAGGAGCCGCAAGGACTGGGTAGGCTGCGGTTGCGTCCATTGACGTAGAAGATAATTGACCTGACTTGTCACGAGCCCAAACCTTAAATGTTGGGTCTGGGATTGGGGTAACACTTAGGGAGTCGTTTAGGGCAAGTGTGAATTCAAACTTCTTGGCGTCGGCAACGCCATACCTGCCGAGAACAACGGCATTGTCCCAGACCTCCACGATGTACCCATCAAAGTCTGGCAATAGCGGTTCAACCCCATGGTCCCACGATAGTGTGATGTTACCAGTTGTGTAAGTAAGAACAGGGTTGATTGGCTTTGGGTGTGGCTGGTTCACACCAGTGGTAAATGTATAGGTCTGAGAGGCCGCTGTAGCCCCACCAGGACCGTTAGCAATAAACTGTACGGCGTACTGCGTACCTGGCTTTAGATTTCCTAGGGGGGTGATCACAGGCCAATCACCAACTCGTACTCAACGTCCATCCTTGATCCATACCTCTTTACTACCGGGGCTCCGTACACCGCCCTTGTCATTGCCCTTCCGGTTGCAGAATCAGACCTTAGAGTAAGGCCATCAACTACAACGTTGGGCGCACCGGCACCGGAGACTGTGAACTTGGTCTTTTCAATCCTAGACCAATCAAACGAGGTTGCTCCGAATGAGGAAATTGTCTTTGAGACGCTTTGGTAAGCGTCAGTGTTTGCTGCAAATGCAAAGGTTCCAGAAAGTGTTGTGCCATAAGCATCTGTCATCAATAGGGTGACTGTGGCCTGGTCTACGTCTACCGCCGCGTTGTATCCAGATATCATGATGCTGTCAGTCGAGATTGCACCAGCCAGTGATGTCGGCCTAATCATCTCTACACTACCACCAACCGGAATGCTAGCGGCGGTCTCGGCAAGTCTAACCTTATTTGATCCAGTTGATGGGTTGCCAGCGAGCCCAGTGATGTCAACTACTGCTCCAGTAATCACTCGGCCTGCCTCCCTTGTGCTTGTTGTCATAATGGTCTTTCCCCCGCCTACGGCATCAAAAAGACTAATCTCATTAATTACACCGGCAACATCGTCATTAAGGCGGGCCTTGTAAACGATCCTTGCATTAGGGGAAGAGTAAGAGGGAGTTGCAAAGACAATTGGTGCCTTAGCAATCTCAACCTTGATATAGGACAGTCCTGCGTCTGTGGCCGCGCCGATGCCGATTTCCTTTACGAAACCACCCTGGCCTGCAAGCATCAGTGGGATTCGTGACTTACCGTAATCAGTAACTAGGTTATTGGCTTCTGCCACGAGCATATCGTCCTCGTAGACTCGACAAACTCCTTTGATTGGCATATCACTAATTATACCACTAAACTTCCGAAATTCTCACGGTAATGCTAGTGTACCCTGATGGGATCGGAATATCCAGGTCTGCCGTCCAATATGGGTTGCCCGTCTCATCGTATTGCTCACGAATGGCAGCCGTTAGTAATACAAGAAATTCCGCCTGGGACATCGAGGCCACCGCAGGAAAGTCCGACTCCAACTGGTCCTGTAGGTATGTTGAATATTCAGCCAGGTCCTGGTTGAATGGCACAGGTTCGTATCCAACGATATCACTTCTGCCATTAATCCCCAGGTCAAGGATAGTGGAATTTGTATCGACACCAAGAACCGACATTACATCGAAATGCTCCATGAGATCGTCATAGTCAACCGGTCCGTTCAACGTGCTAGACTTGTACTGCTCGTATGACTTTGTAGCATCGGCTATAGAGTCATTGACTCTGGCCTTGCGCTCCTGGGCCACCTTCATATCATCGTATCGACTCATAATCCTTGTCTTACGAGCCAATATCGAGTAGCCTAAAAACGAAGTTGGGATACTAGACATTTACAACCATCCTTAGCGTCAACTTTGTGACAAACCCTTCTTCCCACGAGTGGGTGACTGAGGTAACCATCCATCTATCATCGCTATCCACACCAAGTTCTGGGTGAGACACTCTTACAATGTCACCTGGCTCAATGAGCGGATTTCCAAAAACCTCTGCATCCAATGTATCACAATTTAGGGTTTGGTTCTTTAAAATCCATCTCATCAACTTCTTAGCCGCGTGCCTAGACTGAATCAGAGAAGAGGATATTTCCACTGGAATCTTGCCGTATAATTCCTCAGATTGCTTAGCCCTTGCTACGAACACCTCGGCCTCATCATCACCAGAGAAGGCTAGATCATCTAGTGTTAGGGTCCTATCCTCCTGCTGAATTGGATAACCAACCACACCAAGCCTTCCAGTCTCATCAAGAATTACCGGTGTCCTAGATGCGTTCGCTACCACCATTTCGACCTTGAATGGGTCGGCCCTGAATACTGGCATCCTGGCCTCTGACGCATAACCACCATAAGGCTCAGGATTGATAACTGGGGCATTATCCATTTCCGACCTGATAATCTGAACCTCATGGACCATAGGACCAAACTCAGATAGCCCCATCAATTCATACTTGTTGGTCAGGTCCATGTAGTTCTTGAAGTCACCAAACAGCCTTCTCGTGCCGCTATCCCACCACTCAGGCGGCCCAGAAGCAGAATTAAGTGCGTCCTTTGTCGTGAACTTAGTCCAACTGACGGCGGAATCATTTGTTGCGCCATCGATTGTCGCTACGTCAGAACGGTTAGACCACCAGACGTAATCAAAGTCAGCCATTGTGCGGGAGCGAACATATGGCCCAATCACTGCTGTCTTTCTGATCCCATCCGCTGATGTAATTTTGTATTTGCACACAAACCTGCCGTTGACGTAAGCAGCCATAGTTGGGAAGCCATCAAAGTTTCCGAAGTACGCAAGTTCAAGGTGTGTGTAGTAGTTATCGTCTCCCTTAGCGGTCGGGTTAGATGAGCCGCGAACGAGTGGAATTGGCGCAGTTCCACTAGCCTTTATGTGAAATCTATCGTTGATAACGTGATAGATTTTTACATTCGCTACGTCTGTTCCAGCCACCTTGGTTGGAGTAATCTCCGCTGTCCAGCCATTAAGCCTATAGCCAGGATTGCTTCCAGTGTAGTAAAGCCACATACCAACGCCAGCACGAGACTCTGGCCTATAACCAGCCTTCATGTCCGACCTACCAATCATGCCGATACCTGCTCCAACCCTCACTGGAATAATGTTAGTATTATTGACAGTATCAACATACCACTGGGCTGAATGAGCGATGGCGTCCCACACGTTGCTCGCTCCGCGCGCTTCCAGGTCCTCCTTAGTTGTGCCAGTCATTCTAATTGCAGAATTAGAACCGCGCCTGATGACACTGCCAGGATTTGTCACTGACCCCCTAAGGTTAGATGTGTTTCCACCCTTGTATCTCCAAGTTGCAGAGCCGTACCATGAGCCATTGGGATACTTGATCTTGAAGTTAGATGAAGAGATGCTTGGACATGTTTTCCACGAACTCCAGCCGCCTGACTTGGTGTAAGGATAGAACTTTGATGTGTCAACCCAGTGTTCTGCGGCAACAGAATTAAACTTCCCTCTACCATTAAATGGAATCCTAAGTTTACCTGTGAAGTACAGCCTAGACTCTGGCTGCATGGAGTTCTCGATGGTGTGAAGTTCTTCTCCGCTAGTTACCCAAACAGTGGTATAGTTTGGAGAGCCATACGGCCTGTAGAAGTATTGCTTGGCGTCATAAGCGATAACCTCGGAGTCAACCATTACATAGCCTGTATATCCAAAGAACGCTCCAGATTCCTGATCAATTGACATCGAGGTTGCCCCAGATGCTGGAAGGTTATCAACTAGCGCAGCAGCACCCAGAACTGAGTTCTCTGCTTGCCACACGGACTCCTTCATGGGCTTCCTTCTCTGCCACCACATAGCCTTACCACCGCCACCGGCCTCGACAAGCCTGGTCTTGACGTAGTGATGCTTGTAATCGATCCTTACATCATTTACTGGCTTACCCTGCTTCCTCTCGATTGACTTAATATTTGGAAGTTCGCTATTTCCAGCATCATACCTTAACCAGAAATCCTCGACCCTTGACGAATCAAGCAGGTATTCCTTCGTGTAAACCTGGAATATATTGTCAGAGTCAAACGACATCGCAGCCTGATACGCAGATGCAATATCCGCCATGGCGTCATAGATCGTACCCTCGTTGACATAGTAGTAAGGGATTGAAATGTCATCTTCAACGTCGTAGTAGTTGAACACCATATCTGATACACCGGCATAGTCGAGCAACTGACGAACGATTTCAGAAATCCTATTGTTCATAATCAACATACCACGAATGTCCACTGACTGTAAATGCTTCATTCCGTCTACGCAGGAGAACGAAATGTTGTAGTCACCAGTCGTAGTCGGCTCATCGATTATTCCATAAGAGACACGAGAGATGTCAAACTGATTTGGGGCCAACTCTACAGAGTTGTAAATGTCAATATTCGAACCCCTGGCCTCGTGCGAGTAAAGGATAGAGCCTGGGTTATCAAAGTCTAACAGGCCTTCATAGTTGGACAGTGTTACCTCTGAGGTATTCGACGAAATCGATCCTACTAGTAGGGCTGAGTCATCCTCGGCCAGGTTCTGTGTAGTGGTAGAGGAAATCATTACGTCAGTCACGTTGAGAGAAAGCCTAGGCGACAACTCAATGAACGAAAGACCAGCGTTTGCTGGACCCTCTGTGACAAGGACCCTTAGACCGAAAATCTTGACAGCGTTATTGATAGGAACATTAGATAGATTATCGATGTCCGTTACCGATGGTGTCTGTGTCCAGTCACCCTTATAGTAGTAAAGACGAAGGATTCCATCACTCGGCCAGCCAGCGTCATTGTCGCTAAACACTGTAGTCCACGTTCCAGACGATGCTCGCTCACCAGCCAAAATCTGTACCTTATACTGCAAAGGCTTAGTTCTCCATGCACCTCCCTCGTTGCGATGCGTCTCCACGGAAACTTTGATCTTATTGACCCACATGCTTTGTGAATACTTAACGAATGGACTAGAGTTCCACACGCCACTTACTGGCGCAGCCGAACGCCAATACTTGTAGGGAGCATCTGCCTCGCAGCAGTAAAGCCTGCAATAGGGGGATGGTACTGGCTGATTTGTTTCATCAGCGGCAAGGTGTACGATTCCTGGGCCATACCTGTTCAGGCCCAAAATGCTTGATACAGGGAATGTTTCATTGTAAACGCCGTCTGCCTCATCGATATATCTTAGTTGCTCAAGGTCTGTACTAGCCATACCCTCGTTGATTGGCGCAAACGTCCTCACAAACCTAGTAGCGAACTTAGCCCCGTCTACGGCTCCGTCCGTCTCGTTGTAGGTGTTGTTTGCTGTGCTTGGGTAATACCCAACGTAGTCATAGTTGACACCAGCATTACCATTCAACTCAAGGATCGCCATTACATGCTCATCGACCTTGGGTGCCCTCGCGTATGTTGCCTGGGCTACGGCTGATCCTCTCACGCTTCCTCCAGACTTAGACTAATCTCCCAAAAGTCAAAGTCTTTTCCTCGCTTTTGGATTGATGCGCTAAAGTCTTTGAAGAAAACGTCGTATACTCCGAACGTCTGCCATGAAATGAGATCACCAGCCTGGTCGTTGTCCGCAAATAGGCCTAGTCTGAACTGTCCCTTCACAGCCTTGTGAAAGTTAATCAAGTCATTTGCAGACGAGTAACCATCTGCTACAACATTCTGTGTACCAACGTGCGACCTAGATGGAAGCATTTCCCATGAGCACGACCATGAGCGCTTATCAGCAATGAACTTAGACCTCATGGTACCGTTCGCCATTCTTTCGCGCTTCTCAATTCTCTCAACCTCAACCTCAAGGGGTGACCTACCGTGGTCGGTTACGCGGAAGTCCGTTCCAGAAAGATAATCCGCTGATCTAAAAACCATTAGCGATGGCCTGTAGAAGTAACTCATCTGCGACCGACCCTCTTCTGAGCGCTATCAATGCGCTTGAATACCTCGTCGGCAACCTCGCTGGCGCTTTGTCCTGGCTGCTGGTGAATATCAATCTTGAACGAGTGAGTGCTCTGGTCGATGTTACTTGCCTTGTGGTCCATGTCTTTAATTATACCAGGAACGCTACGGATTCCCTGAATTCCATCTTCTAGGGCCGAGGCGACAGGTGCCCTAAGCACGGCTTCCTGCTTGTGGAGGTTGGCAAGGGTGTTATCCTTTAGGACTGTTCCACCCTTCTTTAGTTGCAGCGCGCGAGCATTTAGATCCTCAGTCCATCCCTGGAACCTAAGCGAACCTCCATATGAATTCATTGGCCTGGTTCCGACCTTTCCAAGTCCAGCCGCGTCAGTTGAACGCACCTTTCCGTTTCCAACATACATCGCAACGTGACCATACCCCTGTGATCCACCGGTCCAGAAAACAGGAGCACCAATCTTTGGATTAGCGTTACGGTGTTTCTTTGTTGAATTCTCCCATGCAACCGCAGCGGAACCATAAAGACCTGGAACGTTCCACCATTCACGAACCTGGCGCAAACAGTATCCAACCTCGTTTGTGAAGTCAGACATAGCGCGTGCAACCGCAGCCTGAGCCTGTGGGCTTACACCAGTCATATCAATGCCGGACCAGTCAGGTGCCACACCTGGCATACCAACATTTCCTGCTACACCACTTGGTACACCGTACTTTTCCTTAGCCTTCTTTGGGAAGTATTCATCATGAGCGAACTTAAGGACCTTCTCCGTCAACTTACCGCGAACCTTCTCACCGAGAATTGCGCCTAGTCCGCTAGGAGATCCCTTTCCTTCGTCGTGTGGGCTAACGTTTCCATAGTTGACACTGTTTAGGAAATCCTTTCCGTACTTCTGAACAGCCTGTCGCCTAACAACAAACTCACCGGACTGTAGTGTTGTTGGAACTTCGTCTGTTCTGAATCCGCCACTTCTGGTTCCGTCAGGCGATACCATTCCACCAGTGTGAAGAGTTCCTGGTCGTCCACCTGGATAGGCGGGGAGAGTAGACTTGTTTGGAGTTGGTGCGACACCCCTTCCACCTACTCTAGTTTCTGGGTTATCTGCATACCACTTAGCAGTCCTGCGAGCAGCCTCATTCTCGATTCCAAGGACATTCAAAACATCTGCCCATGCATCAAGGAGTTGTGAAGTAATGTTTCTCTTAAACTCCGCTGTCTTCGCTGGGCCCCAGCCCAACTTGTTAGCAAGGTCGGTAACAATAATGTCCGTGCTCTTTCTCAACTTTTCCTGGGAAAGTTTACCAGCAGCCGCCTGCCTATCAAGTTCAGCAATTTGTGCATCGGCCGTTGCAACAGCATCATCACGAGCCTTTACCTCACGGTCGTACTGTGCCTGACGCATCTTCTTTTGACCGGCGATGTAACTTTCCTTCTGCTCCCTGAATGACTCCATCGCCTCCTGCCTGCGCTCCTGAGCCTTCTGGAAGGCCTTGTCTTCCGCTTCGCCAACCTTGTTAATGGCATCGATCTTATCCTGCTGCTTATCAATCTCAGCCTGAATTCCATCGATAACCTTTTGCTTAGCCGCAACCTTCTTGTCGTACTCCTTATCAATGGCATCACCAGTCTGCTCGTACTGGTAATCCTCCTGCTCCTGGCTCTGCTGATTACCAAGCCTTAGAGCGCCAACAACGTCACCGCTAGATACGGCCTCCTGGTACTCTGCCTCCAACTGGTTCTGAGACTTGAAGAAGTCAGAAGCCTTTTTGGCGTCCTCAAGAGCCTTCTTCTTTGCGTCGCGCTCCTTCTCGATCTTGTCGATTGTATCCTCGACCTTATCGATCTCCTTTTGCTTAGCGTCAATTGACTCTTCGATCTTGTCAATCTCGGCCTCGCGCGCTTCCTTAGCGGCCTCGGCAGCCTTCTGTGCAGCCTTGTCTGCCTTCTCCATTCCCTTGAGACGGGCGTCATAATTCTTTGCAGCGCGATCCTCAAGTGGCTCGATCTTCGTCTGCTCCTTGATGTACGACTGTGCAGCATTGGTCGCCTGATCGAATATCGAGAACTGTTCAGTTAGCGCAACAGTCTCACGAACAGTCAAGTTGATAAGAATATCTCTAGGGAGAATATTCAACTTTCCTAGCATACTATCTAAGAGTGACTCAGCGTCCTTACCAGATGCCTGAAAATCTTCAAACGATCCAAGGGCGTCACCAAGTCCTGGTGAAATTTGGTTAACCTGATCAACCAGGATGCCCCACGACTGCACGTTAAATCCACCAGCGTCAACGGCGTCGGCAACGCTAGAGAGTTGATCTGCAAACGTTTTAACAATAACGCCAGTATCGCCAGTTCCAAGGGCCCCCTCAATTGCTGGTCCAAACTGATTAGCAAAATCCTTTGCCAATGAATTCATATCACTCTGAGCAATGAGATCGCTTCCACCTGGCAAGTCCTTGCGGAACTTCATTAGGTCCTTCTTGGCATTAATCTCGGCAACCCTTGCGTCTAACGTATCTTGAAGTGACTGCTTACCTCTTTCCTGTACGGCAGCCCACTGATCAGCAACATCTGCCTCCTGAGAGATAATCTTGAATAGCATATCAAGTTCAGCCTGCTTGGTCTTTCGCTCTTCGCCTTCATAGAGAGCGTTAACAACACCGGTCTGCTGCCTGTAAGAGTTCTCAAATACCTTAATTCTTTCATTCCCTGGGGCCGCTGCCTTTACGTTCTCAGTAATATCCTTAGCGTCCTGAGAGTTATCGTAGGCTTGCTGAGCCTTATTACGCATCGCAGGGTCCTTAGTTCCCTCTGGGTCTGCAACGGCATCCTTGAACTCTCTTGGCTTGATGCCAATCATTCCCCACTTTGTCTCTCTAGACTTAGCGTCGCGCTCCGCTTCCTTACGATTCTTATCCCACAACTTATAAATTCCCCAAATTGCCAATCCTGCACCGGCAAGTCCGAGCATTAATGGAGCATTTGGTAGAAGCATTGACCCTAGAGAGGCGACACCACCCTTGAATGACTTAATTCCCTCGGCAAGCCCACCGGCCCTCATCATTCTAGTGGAGACTATCGTCTGAGCAGCAAACAACTGCACAGCAGCACGGGCATTGCCAAGGTGCTTACCAAACTGTGTCATTGCACTAGCAGCGGGGCCAGCAGCCATAGCAATCATACTTACCGCTGTGAGAGACATACCGAGTTGACTGGCCGTCTCGTTTCCAGTAAGCATTCCAACACCCATAGCGCCCATACCGGCAGACATTGTTCTACCCTCTGCCTTATTAAAGAACGTTCCAGCCTTCGATGATGTTCCACCCGCTGACTCCTGAACGTTAGCAGCAACCTCAACATCCGCTGCGGTAAGAAGTCTCCTAGACGCGTCCTTAATGGTGTCGGCAGATGTTAGTTGCTGCGCCGCTGCGCGCGCTGCCTGTTCAGATGCAGTGATAGACTTCTGTGCGGCGCGCTCCTGAGTAATTGCGGCACGCGCCTGAGCCTTGGCTGCCTCCATCTCTACTCTAGCCGCCTGAATTTCAGTAGCAACGTCCTTGCCCATTGCGGCAACAATTGGAGCAAGTGACGCCCTTAACTGTGTCGCCATCGTTCCGCTCTGCCCCTTCAAGGCATTCTGAATTGCCGAAACATAAGCAGCACTGTTGCCCTTTAGATCACCGGTCGCTCTGCGCTCCATGATTGGCGCAAGTGTCTTTGACAAAGCAGAGTTGCTCTTGGAGACAAAACTATTAATACTTTTTGTCATCGAAGTCATTCCACTTGAAACGACCTTCTTTGACGCAGCAGACTCAGCCTCCAAAATACCAAGTCTCTCCTTTGCCGCCCTGTACCTCTCTTTAGACTCTGCAACGGCTGCATCTTTTTCCAGCCTAGCCTTTTCTCTAAGTTCGCCAGTCGAGTCCTGAATGTCAAGTTCCGCCGCCTCCCTTAGAAGTGAGAGATCTGAGATCAACTGCTCAATGGGCTTTCCGGTTGATGCGCTCACTCTTGCCAACTCATCCATTTTCTGGAGCAAGCCAGTCAGGGATGCGTCGTACCTTGACTTAATCTCTGGGTCTGCCAAAAAGTCCTGTGTCTTAGCACTCTTTCCAAGAGTCCTAAATCCTGTTTCATTTCCAGTGTTTTGCGCCACGGCTGCCATTCCAGCAATTGCTAGATTCGCTCCCGGATTATTAGACCATACCTGACCAGGATTTTGCATGACGCCACCGTTCCTAGCGCTATTTGGAAGTTCCGCTTCATACATTTGTGGAACATACCCTCTATCTGGTGTTCCTGCGCGCCTCTTCCAATCTGCTTCGGGAATGCTGTGGCTAGCAACGAGCCCAGCCTCTGGCGAACCAAACCTTCCACCTGTTGCAGAGTAAAGAGCGGCGGAATACTTGTAAGTTCCAGAACTACCCCTGCCGCTACCAGTTGACTTGCCCTGTAGGTCCTGATTAATCCTATCAAGGTCTTCCCTGTTTACATACTTTGGATCTATAGAGGCGAGGACAAATGTTCTCATCTTGTCCGCTATCTGACGGCCTGTCTGACTATCCCCAATCTCACGAATTACTCCCTCGTGAATCATATCCCCTACGGCCCTAAAGTCGTCTGGCGTTATTGCATCATACATAGCAGGAGCGACTTGTGCTCCGATCCTATCCATCATTTCACCAAATTGAGGGAACTGGGTTTCTACATTCGCTCTTAGTGACTCAACCGTTCCAGTACTTCTGAAATCAACGTAATCTCTGGCTAGAGTGGGGTCAGCGGCGATAACTGCATTTGAACTCTTTTCTGTCGCCTCGGCCCACGCGGCACTAGAAAGGCCATTCGCTGCCGCTCCGTAAGGAAGTGACGCTCCCTTAGTTCCAGGGATCGATGCGCTCATTTGAGCGCCAGTCATAGCCTTCGCTCCATTCGCAACCGCTGCCTGAGCGCCAGCCAATTCCTTAAGTTCTAGAACCTGCTTCTCTAGAAGTGCATTGATTTCCTTGAGCGCAGCAGCCTCATCGAACTGTGCGTTAACAAGGTTCTCCATTGCAACAGTAGCGGCCATAGAGTCCTGTGTAAGCATAGAGAACATTCCACCGCCGCGTCCACGAAGCATCGCCCAGCCCTTCTTCAACTGACCAATGAAGTTACCAAAAACACCGAGGATCATTAGGAATGGACCAATCAATGCGGCAACGCCAGCAAGCCCACCAAGGAGCCCCTTGATTGGGTCTGGCAACTGCTCAAAGATTTCAAGGACAGATGATGCCGTCTTTAGAACAAGGGTGAAGACCTTAGTGATGGCCTCACCAATTGGAATAAGGTTTGCCTTAAATGACTCTACCGCGCGCTGCCACTTCATGCTAGTGGACTCAGTCAGACGGCCCATTTCTCGATCAGAGTTAGCCTTTAGGTCAGCAGCGCTTGCTCCCATAAGGTCGAACACTTGCATCGTCTGACTACCCTTCTTTCCAAGGTTGTCAAACAGTGCAGAGATACGAGCGAACTGGTACTTACCGAAGATTTCTTCAATCAACTTAGCGCGAGAGAAATCATCTAGCCCGTCCAAAGCCTTCTTGAATTCCATAAGAGTTGGAATGAGTTCGCCCTTGTTGCCCTCAACAATTCCAACCAGGTCGATGCCCATTTCCTTAGCGACCTTAGAGGCCTGCTTGCTTGGGTTAATCATAGATGCCAGACCGGACTTGATGGCGTTCGCGCCTTCGGCTGCGTCAATTCCACCTTCCTTCATGGCTGTCATCATAAGAGCCAGATCCTTTACGTCTCCACCAAGTGACCTAACAACCGGGCCAGCCTTTGGAATTGCAATGGTGAGGTCCTGTAGGCTTGTTGAGGTCTGGTTTTCAACCGCGTTGAGAAAGTCGATTGATCCAGCCAAATCCTCATTGCTGATCTTGAAAGCATTCTGTAGAGAAAGCGTGGCTTCCATCGCTTGCTGGCGGTCAACTTCACCCAGCACCGAGAGCCTCATCGCTTCCTTAGTGGAAATTAGAAGGTCTTCACCTTCCTTACCGGTGGCTGCAACCTCAGCAGCGAGCCCAGCAGTCTCCTTCATCGAGACGCCCCACTCTGCCGCTAGTTCCTTTCCTAGCCCCTTTACGCTGTCCTTGATCTGAGTAATTTCCTGGTCGGTGGCTCCTTCAATTCCGGCACCATAAACCTTACCCAGGCGAGTCATTTCCTTATCTACTTCAAGGAATACGTTCTTCGCTGCGGCACCGAACATAAGCATAGGAATTGTAAGACCAACCATGATCTGACGACCGGCCCACTGTGTATTCTTACCCCAGTTAATGGTTGATTCAGCATTCTGTGCTAGAACCCTGTTGTAGATCTTCATTTCCTGCCTTGCTACGGCAGTCTTTGTTGCAGCATCCTGCATGTTAACACCTAGCGGTGTTGAAACCCTAGCCTGGTCCTTACCCTGTGAGTCCTTGTAGAAGGACACAACGGACCTAGACATACGAACCTGCTCCTTAGCAAGTTCGGTAATCTCCATTCGACTACCAGAAACATTACGCTTGTAGTCCTTAATAAGTTGTGACTGCCTAGCCATGGAGAGATTGTTCTTCTCGATGGCCTTACCCAACTGTACCGCACCAGTCTCCATAGAGACAACTCCGGTAGACCACATATTCATGGCCTTTAGATCACGGGTAAGCCCAGAGTTCATCTGTGCTAGTGAAGAAGTCTTAGCAGCATTCTGAGATGCAAGAATTGCCTCGTTGAGAGACGTAATCTGCCTACGAAGCCTAAGTGTTGCTGCGGCATAACCACTTGTATCTGCCGAATACTCAATTAATACTCTATGCTTCTCCATCAATCACCTCGTAACGAATGCCCCTTACCGCGAGTCTCTCTGGCTCGTCCATTCCTTCGGTATTAGCCGCGCTAGCCTGATGCCAAATTTCAGCAAACTGCTTTTCGGTTTCTTCCTTAGTTGAACTGCCCGAGCCAAGATCAATACCCTGGATCGCTGCGTGGAACTTCTGTTCTCTCTCCTCCTTCCTGCGTATTGCATCTAGTGTGGCGGTAAGTTCGTCTAGCGAAAGTGTATCTTCCAATTCCTCAAAATTCTTCCAGTGACCTAGAAGAAACACTTCGCCTTCTAACTCCGTCAGGTCGATGTCGCTCCATTTTGTGCGGCTTGTACTGCCGCCGCTACTACTAAATTTTCGTCATCGAAGTCGATTCCGGTACAGACGAAAATAATTCGCTTTGCAGAAGGAGTGTCCAGATTGTCCTCAAGCGCATAGCCCTCTTCCAACTGGTTGCCAATGCAGATAACTACCAGCCCGACGATGAAATCCATTCCTGAGTTAATCGTCTCAGGGGCTTCGGTGGACTCGTTCTCAAGGTAGGCCATAGCCTCCTTCATCTTTGTGATCGAAAGCGAGCGGGCGACAACTACTTTCCCGTCGTGAAGTTCGATTTCTTCCTTAGTTGCTACTGTCTTTGCCATCATTTTCCTTTCGTTCGGCTTATCTCATTATAGCATCAAAAGGGGCAAAAGAACAGTGGGGAGGCCTAAGCCTCCCCACTGCCAATCACCCTCCTTTTCAGATTAGGTGTAAAGCCTGTCTGCAATCTTCATATAGGTGCTACCAGCGGGTAGGCAACGGAATGTTACCGGGAATGCGGTAACCTCGTTCCTCTTAACTGAAACCCCTACGGACTCAACAGAGATAGCCCTGAATACTTCAAAGACCCTCTCGGACCTTAGTGTTGCGTGACGAGGACCGTTAGCAACGGCCACAATTCCACGCTCAGAGGGGAACTCTCCTAGAGAACCTCCCCTAATGCCCAAAACCTTAGTTTCGCCAGCGGCATCATAGCCTGACGTTGCATCTACTGTACTGTCGGCCTGACCGATAGCACGAGCAAGGTTCACTAGTGTGCCCTCAGCGAGTGTCGTTCCAAACGACACCTTCTGAGAAGTCTTAAAGAGAATAGCCGAGTCTAGCAACTGGTCTACCTCAACGTCTGAATATTCTGGCTCAATGCTCAGGTCGATACCGTCTGTGGTGAATCCAATTTCAGTGTAATTCTTCTGAACGCCCTTTCCGGCAACGCCAGCGACACTCTGTGCGTTCGATACTGAATCAGCACCACCAACGGTGTATGTGGCTGCATCACCAATGAACGCTGTATCATCGCTACTTGCGGCACCGATGAAAACCTTAGCACCACCAACGATAATGTTCTTTACTTCTGCCATATCTTGTTTACCTCCTTTCCTTAGTTAGATTTATTGGCTATCACGCCGTTCCGTAAAGCCTGTCAACTACCCTACCGTACTCCATGTCTGTATCAGCGGAGTCTGGAAGGCAGCGGAATGTTACGGGGAACATTGTTGCCTCGTTACGCTTAACACCTGTTGCCACCGCCTCAACGGAGATAACTCGTGGGTGGTAGTAAATCCTTTCCGACTTTAGGTTGCCAGATGCCTGACGAGGCGCTGGGCCAACTGCGACGAAGGACCTTTCTAGAGGGGCTGCACCTAGAGATCCACCCTCAATCTTAAGAATTGAAGAGTCTCCCGCTGATGCATAAGTTCCAGTAATTGTGGTCGCTGCCTGACCAAGCGTAAATGCTAGGTTTCCGAGCGTAGCCTCCGTGAAGGAAGTCGAGATCGTAACCCTCTGCGAGGTCTTGAAGAGAGCAGCGGAGTCGAGCAACTGGTCAACCTCAACGTCAAGGTAGTCAGGCTCAAAGGATACGTCTAGTCCCTCTGAGGTGTAACCAACACTTGCGTAGTTGGCGTTTCCTGTTCCTCCGACCGTGCTTGTGGTGATGTTTCCTGTCGCAGTCACACTTGTTGTTGCAGTTGGTGTGGCTGGAAAGTCTCCACCCTTGTCGCCAAGGTATACCTCAGCGGCACCCTGGATGATGTTTTCTACTGTCTGTGCCATATTTGTTTTTCACCTACCTTTCGTTTTTGGTTTTGGTAGATCGCTTCACCCCTATGTTATCACAAAGGGGATTAGGAGAACCTACCGTGGGCGTCCAAATTGCGTACATATTTGACCTCAATAATCATATCGAAGGCCAGCCTGCCGGTTTGTGAACGCTCGGCATTGATCCACCTATTCTCTACCACGGTTACATTCAAGTATCCGAAATCTGATGTTGTTGTCTCATTTAGGTCCCTGGCCGAATCGTCCTGCCTGCGGAATAGGTCGTACATTAGGTTTCTTAGAGCCCTGGCAGTCTTAAAGTCCTCACACCATACCGTAAATAGTACCTGCTCACAGGTAATGTACCATAGGCCAGCAGGTACCGGCTTTCCGACAATATCGTAAGTAATAAATGGCTTACCGGCGACCTTATCAACGAACTCTGGTTGCTGCTGGACTGGAATAATTGGGTTTAGATTTCCCATACCGGGAACAGCATAGTCGCTGGCCTGGACAATCCCGGCCTCCTGAATCTCCTCCCAAAGCCACTTTCTTAGATCATCAGTTGGGCTAATGTCGTAAAGACTCATCGGCGGGCCTTCCTAATCTCCGACATGGCCTGACGCATTTCGTCCTCAATGATGACCTTTAGGGCCTGATTCCTTTGAAGAGCACTTGGGGTAGTTATAGACATAAACAAACCTCTCAGCGAGCCCTGTACGACTTCTCCACCAGGGTTGTCAACCTCTACCGGGCCTGCCGCATACACCGTCTCACCATCAACCTCAAAGACCAACTTCTCGCCATTCACGGGTGAGATAGAGACCGGTACGCCATTTTCCATGATATAAGCCTTCTGCTCAAAAACGTATCCGTTCCTATTGGGCATCTTGGACTCCAAAAGGTCGTAGGAAATCTCAAACATTCCAGTTCCCCTGCCACGCGATGTCATTTTGAACAGCCTTCCACCTGGATCACCAACCTGCCCCCACTCATAAACATGATGCAGGGAGGCAGGATTTGACCTAGCCCTGGCGTCTGTGCGGTCGTAAAACTGCTGACGGAGAGATTCGAAAACCTTGCGGCTAACCCTCTCCTTCGCAGCCTTTGACCCAGCCCTCTGAACGACCTTGTTGTGAGCCTCAAGTACGCGGATTGGAATGTCTAGGTTATAGCCCTTCGACATCTTGCACCTCCGAGCGCGTAAGGAAGGAAACGTATTCTACAATCCTACCGTAAGCGTCAACAACAGGAGAGGACCCATTTGAGTCATAAATTGTTGGATTGCCATCATCCTCGGCAAAGAGGTGCCCAGTAGAGTCAACGATCCAGGTTACCTGGGCCGACTTTGGAATTGATCCGGCAGTATACATTCTAAGCATATCGCTAGATGAATAAAAGCCCATAGAGCCGTACTTTTCAAAGACGCCTGGGGCGTCCTTTCCAGACGCTACGATGGCCGAGGCATAGCACCAGAATGGATTTGTCAATGCGTATGAGCGCACCAACTCACCAGTATCAGGGTCCTGTTCGACTTCCTCTGTCCTGAGCATTGCTGACATCGAGTACCTTGCGGATGTCCCGCACCCGTAAATTGTCATACAACGAGGTACCTATGGAATCTGTAGTGATCAAGCAAAAGGTCCACCGCTCGCAGCCCAGTCCCATAGAATGCTAGCCTGTTGGTCTTAGTCGATGACTCGCCAAACTTAACCTGCTCAACATACTTATTGACAGTTGAGGAATCTGAGCATAGGTAGTGAATAGCCAACTGCTTAGTTGCCAACTGAACATCAATCGGAACTTCTTCGGGACCAAAAATTCCAACAACGTAGTATTCGTAGCCACTTGGAAATCCGAACTTTTGCCCAGTAGAATCACGGACCTCAACTAGTTGGCCGGAATCTGACACGGCAACAGTTGAGTCCAGATCAGGTCCGTAGATCATTTCTTCGTCATGAAAAACAGCACCGACCCATGAAACGGGCTCGTCAAGGTACAGGGAGCATCCATCCGTCGCATCAACCTGAACCTTCTTATACCTTCTTCCGAAAGAGCGTCCAGTGAATGAATCCACCACACGTCTTGCTAGCGACTCCATTTCCCTTACAACCGTCCATGGCTGATAGTTCTGAGCCATTGGGTCGTTCAGCGAGATGCCGCCAGAAATTGCAATGTCCTCAACAGAGGCATACTTTGTGACAACATCATATGAGTTCTTTACGGTTTTGAGAACCGCACCGTCATAGTAAGATAGTTCAATCTTAAACGGCTCAGGCCATTGGGACAATTCTGATACATCAATTGCAATCTCCTTGGCCGCTGCATTGGAGATAGATGTTACAGTGTACGGAGGTGTGGATGTCTCGATAGTCCTTTTGCCGGTGTCGTCAAAAATTGACCTGGCAGCAGAAACGGATACCAAATCATGCTCATCGTCCAGTAGGACAACGACGACCGGCTCGCCTTCATAAATCTCAATCAACTAACTCTCCACCCTCTCTATTATTCATACTTGAATTATATCATGATGGGGAAAAGAAGAAGGCCCCGCAGAAGCGGGGCCAACCTCAGAAAATCTTAGCCGTAGAACTGTTCTGCGTCACGCTCTGTCGCGTAGCGGAACAACCGTGGGTTCTTCTCAACTAGGCGGTCGGCAACAGACTCAAGGACTACAACAAATGGGCTCTTCGCGCTAGCCCTGATGCCGGGGCCAGTGTACGAACCAAGTCCTGTAAACTGAACCAGAACCTCCTTGCCATCAGCCTTCTTCGCTGGCTTGGCTTCGGCCTCCGCAATTGGGTCGGCCTCCTTTGGCTCTCCAGAGGTTGCATTGATCAGGTTTTGGTAAAGTTCAAACGTAACCCCCTCCTCATCTAGGTGCTTAATGATGGTGGCTTTTGTGCCCGTGGGATCAACTGCGAATTGCTCAGCAACTGCGACCAATTCATCCTTCTTCATATCTTCGAATGACATATCTATCCTCCTCTCGGTGTCAACTTCAAGTATACCAGGGAAACGAACTGAGGGGCTCCGAAGAGCCCCTCAGTCCTATTCAGTTTTAGGTGAAGCGGGATCAGACTGCGCCTGAGCCCTTGACCAAGACATCCTTGACCACAACGTAGGCATCCCAGTTCTGAACCTGGATACCAAAACGCATGAACATGGTGTACTCGGTTGTGTCCTTCTTCTTCTTGAACTCGTCGTAGAACTCGATGTCCCTCTTGACACCCCAAATACGGTTGCCAGGAGTTGTCAACTCAACGTGACCAAGTGTGTCGGCGTCGCCCACAGCAGATGAGGCGGTGTCCTCATTGAATAGAGGAACCTCAACGATGGGTACTCCGAACGCAAGCGGGTAAGTTCCGCCACCAGGTCCCTGAGGACCAGAAAGCGAACCGCGAAGAACATCAGCAGTGATAGTCTCAACTGTCTGCTCGCCATTTACAACGCCAGTTAGTGAGGTCAGGTAGTCCTGAACCAGTCCTGAACCAGTGTAGAAGCGTAGAGCGGATCGGTTGGCCTTGTACTTACGAGGTAGGGCCTTGAGCGCGCGGTCGAAAACCGAACGTCCAATTACAGCCTCGTTCCAGTCGATAACGTGAGCAAGTCCGTCAGTGACGCCCTGCTTGTAGAAACCGTCTAGAATGTTAAGACCTGGAGTTCCACCACTACCAGCAGCGTAAACACCGTTGATTGCTAGGTCCTCAATGTCGTTACCAGCCTGTGTTGCGAATAGGCGAGCAATGTGACCAGAAGTACCGTCACCCTCAATGCTGTCCTCGTTCGTCTCCCTGGAAACCTCCCAGTCCAAACGAATCTTGTTGGTTGTGATCGTGATCTTTGAGAACGCAACTGGTGCATTCTCGTAGGTTCCGTCAGCCTCAGTGGCCCTACGGATAACACGCTCGCCAACAGCGATAGCGTCGATGTCTACCTCATTGGCACGCATAGTGATCCTGCGACCGTCCTTTGCAAGGGTCGTAGCATCCCACATGTAGTCAATGAATTGGTTGGCCTGCTCAGCGTTGAGCAAACCACTTGATGTAGCCATGGAGTTCGATAGGTTAGCGCCGGGTCCACCGACATAACCTGAGAGAACTTCACCAGCCTTTTCAATAATTTCGTCAGCCATTTTGTTTTATTTCACATCCTTTCCTGTTAGTTTGATGGAACGGTGAAGCGATCCGCCCAAATATCCTTCTTCTCAACTGGTGCCGCCTCAGCGGTCCTATCGGAAGCCTTCTTTACAACAAGCGACTTCTCTACTGCACCGAGACGCTCAGAGATTTCTCCCTTAGTTGCCTCAAGTGTTTCTGAAACCGACTTGTTGATTTCGCCTGCAAGGGCTTCAACCTTGCCTGCGTTCTCTTCAACGGCCTTGGTGACCGTTGTGATAAGTTCTGTGGTTGTCTCTAGTCCCTTAGAGAGACTGGTTAGCGTACCGGCCATTTCACCAATTGCGCTCTGCAAATTGGCCAATTCCTGCTTCCAATCGATCTCATCCTCTACCGCAGCCTCGCTTGTTACTGGGGCAACCTCTTCGGTCGTAGCCTCAGCGGTTACTTCGTCTGCGGTGTCAGACGCCTTCTCTACGGGCACGACGACCTCATCAACCTCAGCAGCAACTTCTGCTGCCTTGTCTACTACTTCATCTGCCATATTGTCTGTTACACCTTCTTCCTTTTGTACCGCTGGCTTGGCGGCATTCTTTATTAATCCGAGAATTGCATTTACTTTTTCTGTACCAGTTAGTTCGCTAGCGATCCAACCGATCTTCTCACAGGAACTTCCACACTCGGTACAAGTGCCTGTACCAATTGTAGCAATGTTATCCTCAGAACACCAGAAAACATCTACGGTTTCCACACCTACTGCAATACCGGAAATCTCATTCTTTCCATCAGCACTCTTTTGCACGGCGAATACGCTAGCCAATTGATTCGCTGGCGAGTCTACTAATGACAATTCGACGAGGATATACTTCTTGATAATGTTGATAAACTTACCAAGGCCCTCGTCGAAGAATTCTTCTGATCCACCAGGTGGAACCATTCCACCAATAGAAAAGCCTGTGAGCGTCCCGTCAAGGACCTTCTCCCAGGTTGATTGTGCGCCCTTGGAAACATATACGTCAACGTAGATGCCTTCATAGATCTCCTGCGTCTGGGGGTCGAAGTAGGACTGCTCCCTAAAGTTTACAACCCTACCTGCGGCGATCTTTTCATGCATCTCACGGACATTGCCTAGAAAGTTATCGAAAGCCTCCTTAGAGGCCTCGGATAGGACGATGTCGCCCTGTGTGTCCAGGTTGTTAAGAGTCGCAAATCCAGACACGATTCTACGCTCACGATCAACTTTGGTGATCGGAACGCCCAGTGAAACCTGCCCGTTGCGGGACTCCCAATGGCTCTTAGTAATTTCCATTTGTCTTGAGTATATCATAAGTCTCAAATATTAATTGGACTATTCGGACGATCTTCCTTCACCTTTTGGATTCCTTGCCTCACCAGCAGAATCAGTCGCGCCATTAGCCCTCTCGCGGGCGCGTGCATCATTACCAGTAGCATTGCTCTTAGCGTCCGCTGCCTGCTGTGGCTTTAGATCAACGACTTTATCTCCACCGTCAATACCGGGCAGACCCATTCTCGCCCTAACCTCATTAGGAACAATTACCTGCATTCGCAAATACCTTTCGTCAATCTTTGACTGGGTATCCTCGTCGGTTAGCGACAATTCATTTAGTTTGAATAGGAATACATCTGACTTCTCCGCAACAATCATGTTGATTCTCTTTTCGAAGATGGCCTGCGTTGGCCTCGTTACCTGCTCCTTGAAAGTCTTGTCAGCGTCACGGGACGCAGCAAGGGAGACGCCAGGTGCCAGCATGATCTTAGAGATTGGTGTTCTGTTCGCAGCCAGGACCTTATCCCTGTTACCGTCCTCGTACTTAACGAAGGATGCATCCTGAATACCGGCCTCGACAGGCTCAATCTTGAACTCAACCTTCCTGTCAGGGTCATCAGCGGGAAGAGGAATGTAAAGTGTCCTGTGATTCTTTCCCTTCAACTTGACGTTGAAGAACTCGTACAGTGCATTCTCTGCCTGGGTAGAGAGTGTTGCACCCTTCACAACAACGATGTGGCGCGGTACAGCCTTGTTCTCAAAGTAATCCAGGTTGAACGTAGTCGCAAAGCGTGATCCTAGCACGGCCCCGATTGCTGAAATGATGTCTGGGGCTCCGTAGTAGTCGCTGTTCGGCGTGTACTTCTTAAAGTGTATAACCTCATGTGGAGACTCGTCGCCATTAATGGGATCTACAGTCTCAGCATCATTGAAATTCCTAAAGAACGCAACCTTGTTCGTATTCACCATTTGAACAAATCCGTCTCTGGCTTGACGAACTCGCATTGTCGTAGCAGGGATGTGGCCGATATATGCGATAACACCGCTGGATGTTCGACCAACCTCAAGGTAGGCGTTGCCAGTTGATTCGTAGTCCTTGCCCAACTTGATAAGAATTTCAGTAATGGTGTCCTCAGCGTTGAGAGAATCAAGCCACAGATTGTGGTCCTGGCGCAACTTCTCCAACTTCCTACGAAACTTGTCGAGCGCGTCCTTCTTGCCCTCTAGCATGTCCAACTTTTGGATCGTCGCTGGGGTTGGTACAAAGTTATATCCTAGGGCTACAGTGTTGTACGTCTTAGCGTCTACCGCTCCGTTCTGCCACTGATTCTGCTCATAGATACTCGCAAGCATCTGAAAGTTGTAAGGGGGCCTTGCTACATCAAAAAGGGAATAGGCGGTTGGGGACAAAACATCGATTCTCTTTGAAGCAACATCGCCCTTTGTTGACTCAAACTTCTTTGAGATTGTCGTAGCCCTGCGCTTGATATTGGCAGGCATCGATGTCTTTACCTTAGACAGATCAACGTCAAACTCGTCACCAGAGGCGATGTGAACAACCTCTGCCGTGTCGAGATAGGCATCTATATCAAACTCGTTCTCGTCCTGCTCTTCTACCTTCTTAATTGCCATTTCTCTTCTTCCTCTTCGCGTCGTCAACGTATGATGCGATATCTCTGTCTGGTACGAATCCGTTGAGCATCTGCTCTACCTGGCCGTCATGCTCGTCCTGCGTCAGCCTGTCAGCACCCTCAAGGAACAGCGGGCTTCCGCCTTCGATGCCCAATTCCAACTTGACGAAGCGAGCGATCTGGTTCATTCTCTTAATGTCCCCTCGCATAGAGACAACGTTTAGGACGTTGCCCTGGCCGTCGCCAAGGATATTGTTGTCAGGCATTTGCCAGACGTATACACCATATGGGATGCCCTCTTGGACAACCCTGCGCTTAGTTCTCTTTAGTTCACCCATGAAAACAGTATACCACGTTAGGAAACGGTAAGTTCGGTCCAAGTGTTCGGAACTGTCACGGCATTGTCAGTAATGGCGAATGAAGCGAGCGTATCTGTCAATACCAGTGTCGAATCTGGCTTTCTGTAGGCTATTTTTGCTTGAAGTGATACATCATTTACCGTCATGACGATGGGAGCAACGGATACATGTGAGACTACCCCTGACCCTGTAATTGTCAATGGTGGATTCCTGACTGAGCCGAATGTGATGGTAACCAGTCTTGGGAATGGGAACTTCTGTGTACCACTCCATACCGCCCCGTTGATGTAGGTTGTTGTGCCGCTATTTGCGACAGTGCTAGAGATTCCAGTCGTGCTGATTGTCGCTGTTCCGCCACCGGCTGAGATCGTAAATGAGGCAGACGTTGGCTTAACGAGCAACGTTACACTACCAATACTTGGTTGAGGATCGGCAACTTGCGCCTCGGTGAAGGTGTCGTTTGCATCAAACTCAATTGATCCACCACTCAGGGTTAGCCCGCCTTCCGTACAGTGCATCAGTAGAGGCCTATTGCGCGGATAAAGAAGAATATTCTGGGCTCCAATTGGATGCTCACCCTCAAAGGACGAAATGCCGTTTGTCTCAGATGATAAAACTCTCGCCTGAATTGTCCTAATTTCGTTCCTGTCACCATCAAACCTAGACTTCAACGGTACGGTAACCTGCCAGTTGGAGTAGGTAGTTGATCCGTGCGCTAGGGAAGATGAAATGAAGTACGTCACGTTGTCACCACCTCTGTAATTGTTCCATTTGGCTTACCATCAATGTAAAGCACTGGCTTCCTGGCGGGCTGCGTCACACTGGCTGGAACCATAACATCAATCTTTATATACCCCTCTGCGCGCACCGGAACGTCCTCGGTTGAGCCAGTGTAGTATGTGTGTGGACCATACTCTGTGTCGGAAGTAACAGCATCACTGTAATCAAACACTCTAAGAACCCAGTTCCAGGCCGCTCTGTTTGCATGATACGAGACCGCATTAATCGCTGGCAACGTGTTTACAAGGGTTCCACCAAAAGTAACCGAGTAGTTAGATGGATCAAAGTCGATATCAATTGGGTTGTAGTTTCCAGTGTTATTTGAGTTATAGAAGTTCGTTTCGTCCCAGGCGAAACCAGGCCACAGCACCGTGCCGCCTGCGACTGTCGAAGATGGGCTTCCGTAAAAACTCCATGCAGAGATGTCATTTCCGTTACCATCTAGCATGAAGGCCTTTCTGTATGCTTGGAGCGTACTGTCTGACATAGCCACAACAGCAAACTCATCATAACCCGGTGAATGCGGCTTGAGGTGAACTAAACATCGCTCTACACCTGTAGCGGCAAAGGCGAACCTTGCCTTAACTGAACCACCTACAGATGAAGAAAAGTCAGAAAGCCTTGGGATAGTAAATGAATTATCGTCTGTGCTGTAAACTTCTGGTGCCTTTAGATCGAGGCCTAGGGTCCTATCACCAAACCTGACGTTCTTGGCATTGAACTCTCTCCACTCCGTGCTAGCCGGGATTGACAGAGCCATTGCATAGTCCTGAATAGAATCATAGATTTCATAGTTCCTAGAGTCAAATGCCATCTCATAGTCTGGCGCACCCATAAAAGCCTCAGTAAACTGAATCTGCAACTCCCTTTCCGTCAGGGCCTTTTCGTAGAAGCAGAACCCGCCAAGGACTATCGTTGCATTAGTCTCAGATGCTACTGAGAAGGCTGTGAGTGCGGAGAATGTTTCAGTTGGTGCCGCTCCGCTGGCGCGCAGTGAGCCATCAGCATAAACTTGGTACCCACCTGACGTTGCCACAATAGCGATCTGCGTTGCGTTTTCCATTTGTGTATCAAACCTGGCAACGACATTGGTTGAGTAAGGAACTGTTACGGTACAGAACCCTAGGGGGTCGTAGGCGATCAGCGGGCTGCCTCCTACGCGCGCGACAGTCGCTGCTGCCGTAGAAGAAAAGTGAATGTAGAAAACGGCTGTCCATGATGACATCCCTGCCAAACTTGGCACAGTTAGTGAATGCGAGTGGCCTCCACCAGACTCAAATAGATATGAAAAATCAGACCCTGATACAATCGGGTCAATTGTCACGGCGGTAGGTGTCGAAGTCGCACCAGTAATGTACTCTTTACCGTTTACGAAAGCAACCTTGGCTCCCAGAATTGCCCTGTCAATGAGAGCCATATTGGTTACTCCCCAGCGACAAAGGCCGCTACGGCTTCGGTGTATACGCCATCAGCAGCCGAACCACCAAGGCCCATACGGTACTGTGCGTTAACAACGGCCTGCTTAGTAGCAGCATCAAATACGCCAGTCACCTCGACGCCTAGTGCCCTCTGTGCGTCCTCAACCGCTGGCCCGGTGTCCTTGTAGCGAAGCACATTATCAGAAACCTCTACGGCCTGCTGTGCTGCGACGGCGATCTTTTGACCAACCGCCTCTACGTCTGTCTCGACCGCCGGGTTACCCTCGGCTACGAAGTCAGCAACCTCTGTCTGCTCACCGGCAGACCTCAATCCTCTTGCCATGTTATCCTCCATAAGTAGATTCTACCACATCAAAGACCGAAGGGTAGGTGAAACAGAAGCCAGATGAGTACCGCACCGACCACAGACTTCCAGGCAATATTCCAGAACATACTCTTAGAGAGTGTTCCCAACTGAATTTGCTCAGATAGCGTATCGTCGTCCTCTTCATGGACAACGGTAATAGCCTCTAGTCCAGCGAACATCAATCCCCAGCCTAGCCACATAACGAAAAACTCATCCGTCAGGATGCCAAGCATGACCACAATAAAGGCGAGTGACGCAACCACTGCCAGTGCCTTTTTCTTAGTCATCGATACCTCAAGATTCTTTCAAAGTAGTCCTCATACATCTTAGCACATGTATCCGTAGACCATTTCGCTTGTGCATACTCTCGTATCGCCTGATTATCCAACTCCTCGACCTGGCCGAGTCTTTCAACGAATTCATCTACAGAGATGCATCGGTACCCATTGAAGCCGTTGATAACAGTCTCAGTAAAAACGCCCCAGTCTGTCGTCAAAACTGGTGTTCCACATAGTTGCGCCTCGACATGGACCCCTCCGAATGGCTCGATATACGTTGTGGGCACCATTACAGCCATTGCGCCCGACATGAGCCTACCTCTCTCTTCCGGTCCTACGACACCTACATACTCACCGTACTCTGGGGGAGCCCCCTGCCCACCGGCAATCTTTAACTTCAATCCTGCGCGCTCGCACGCAAGTGCTGCCGTATAAATGCCCTTTCTCTCGATTAGGCGACCCATGTAAAGGACATATTTCTCATCACCTTCATTGTGCGGAGGAAAATCTTCGGTCTCAAAGTAGTTTGGAATAACTGTATCGGTCCATGATCCATTCGCAGCATACGCACCTTGGCGCTCGCCATACACTGTGTGCATCCAGGCGTAAGACTCAAACACCTTGTAGTCAGAGTAAACACCAGCGTATCCGATGCCGAACTCTACAGAGATGTTGTTCGGGAAGGCGTCAGAGACAGGCTTCTGTGTCGTTCCACCGATGATGCAAATTATGTCATCAGGCTCTACTCTGTCTCGCATGTACTCAATCGCTCGCGCGTTGAACGAGGCAAACAGCGGGTCATTGTGATCCCAAACAGGCTGTTCCGGCTGGCCCTCCTTCTCGACACAGGTGAGTAACTCATTAACCCGCGCCTCGTTCTCTTCCGATGCATACAGGAACACCATGTGACCACGATCTGTCATCATATTGCAAAACTTGCGTACCTTCTCGGTGTACGCACACCAAGAGTATTCCTTTGTCGTCTGTGTGTGAGGTAGCGATATCACATGAAGTCTCATGAGTCCATTGTATCAGACTATGTGAGGGATTTTGTCATGTTAGTCAGCGTAACCTGTGAGAAGTCTATATCTGGACACGAACCGGACTGTGTTCCTAAATAAACCTTAACTCCTGTGGCCCCAGCAGGAACGTTGAACGCCATGTAGAAGGACCAAACATTCGGAACGACAGGACTTACCGTAGAAATATCCCAATTGTTAATTGCAGATGCGTAAGTTCCTGCTCCGACAAACTCCACAGAAACGTAATACTGCATCCCACTCACCCATGCTCCAGTTCTAAAGTTTCCAGTCAGGGTCATTGCATCGCCAACGGCAACCTTAGCCCCAATTGGAACGGTTTGCGAGAGTGACCTTGCGCTAGCGGTGGCTGGAAATCTAACCCAATTACCCTTTGAGGCTGTGTCGTCAATGACGGATGGTGAACCGGTACCGGTATACGTCCAACCTGTCGGAACTACCGCCCCCGGCCCATTTGAAGCAAAAACTCCATTTGTTAGGGTATTTGTAACGTCTGTATTATCAACAGCCATCTGTGGTAGGTAAGATTCAAGGACACTGCTCAAAACTGGGGCGGCGGCTTCTGCAAGGAGCAGGGCTCCATAGGTAGTTGGGTGAACTCCGTCTGATACTGAAAACTCAGTCCACTCGCCATTGGATGGCTGCGCTATTGCCTTATACATGTCAATAAGTGGTAGGCCTTGCGCGGCTGCATAATTCCTGATCCAGGCGTTCCACTTCTGAACATTCGACTTCAATCCTGCTGGGATGGCGAATCCAGCAGACGGCGGCATCGTACAAAGAATTGGTGTGGCGCCAATAGCCCTTGTCATTGATACAAGTGTAGCCATCCTTGACTGGTACTGAGCGTATGTCGGTCCCGGTGGCTGCGCGCCTTGATCATAGGATGCCACATTCATATCATTAAGATTTGCATCATTAGTTCCCAGCGCGATGACAACAGCGGTTGGGTTGTATGGAGTTACGTCTGTGGAGAACCTTGTAATTGCTCCTGCTGTTGTGTCTCCAGAAATACCACTGTTCTTCACAAAAAGAGCCTTTTGTCCAGTCATAGCACATGCCAGTGCAGGCCAATTAACGACAAGGTTGTTCATCGACTGAGTGCCGCCGTCCCAGTGTCCAGGCGTCACGGTAATGGAGTCGCCCAAAAAGACAACACGATTGCCACTTGTTTGACGGCCAGCGGAGCCCACTCCTGATGCTCCAGTTGCTCCAACAGCACCGGTTGCCCCGACGAGTCCAACTCCTGCCGCGCCCGTCGCGCCAGTCTGACCAGTTGGGCCGGTAGCACCCTGCACCCCCTGAGACCCAGACCCTCTCCTTACGACTGCATTTGATAGAGTCTGTGCTAGCCTCTCGCCAAGGTAACCCTGTCCCGGTATGTTTGGATGCACGCCATCCGTTGAAATAAAGTAGTCGTTGTTTCCATCATATACCGGTGCTCCCTCTCTTCCAGAGCCAAACAACCACCACTGTTCGATATACGTCATTCCATTTGCGTTTGCAGCGGTCTGCAAGTATGAGTTCATTGTGCCAACTTGACTCCAGTTTACGTCAGATGGTGTAAATACGCTTAGAACATAGTGCTTAGCACTTGGAAGAAATGCCTTTGATGTTGCCATGGTCGCGTTGACTTGTGTCTGAACACCCGCAAGGCCTGACACCATTGAAACATCATTATACCCCATGGCAAATACAACAATATCTGGATTTAGATTAGCAACGTCTGTAACATAGTCTGTAAGAACATTTGGTGCTTGCCCATAGTTGTCTGCAACGAAGCCTTGGCCTCCTACTGAGTGTGTGTGAACATTCCATCCAAGGAGTCTCGCTGCTACCTGCGGAAAGGCGTCCCAGTACCAAGTAGGCCCTGTAACCGCGCCGAACCCTGCCGAAAAGTATCCGCCAGAACCAAATGAGTCTGTAACAACAACCGTTTTTGGACCTGTAATCCTAGATGACTTCCAAACGGTATGCGTTGACAACTTCCTCACACCACAGAAAGCCAATTGCTGACCCTCTACCCTAATTGTTCTTTGCTTCTTGGAGCCGAACGTGATCCTTTGATAGATTGCTGTATTGCTTGCAAGACCAGAAACCACCTTCCTATTCCAGTCTAGCATTTCGTCATCAACCCAAACACGGTAAGCAATTTCAGTCGTTGACGTTCCAATTGTCGCCATCATTAGTTCTAGGTCAGTCGCATCCGTCTGAAACTCGACATTTATCATGTATCCAACTTGTCCACCATTGTGTAGAGTAGACATATCTTGGCGCTTACTGTTCGTAAATCCGCCAGCAGTTACCGTTTCGTACTTAGCACTCAGATAGAGAAAAGCGTCATTGGTGGCTTCTACGCGCGTAGCGGAGCCAATCGCTGTTGATGTCGAAAACGCTGGAAAGGCGGATGACGTATTGTTTACAGTGCCAGTAGACCTAAGCCCATTTTGTAGAGTAGCCTGTAGGCCAACGTCTGTCCCTGTGCCTGCCGGTCCTGTAGCGCCTGTGTTTCCAGTGTGCCCCTGAGGTCCTGTGGCTCCGTCTGCACCCTTTAGGTAACCAACTGAATACCAAGCACCAGACGACTTAGCCCATGTGTAGCCAGAGGCATTGTTGTAATAGAGGTCACCATCAACACCCCATGCATCATCAGGGTCAGTTGCTCCGTACAGCCAAGTCCTGCCGTCTGTTCCAGCAACGCCAGTGGCACCAGCCGCTCCAGTTACCCCATCGCTTCCAGCAACGCCGGAACTGCCAGTAGCACCAACACTCCCCGTCGCTCCAGCGACACCCGTTGCTCCAACCGGGCCGGTAGCACCAGACGGACCCTGAGGGCCAGTCGCTCCATCTTGTACCTCGACTTGATCTGTCGATGGTGGCTGAGTCTGAACGACATATGCATTTTTGCGATATGGGCTGCTAGCCATTAAATCCCCGCTGCTGTCAGCCTTGCCTGAATCTGCGCCAAAGCGGTTGCGTTCTGAACATGGGCTCCATAGAGAACCTGCAATACTCTGGAAATTACCTGAACAACTTCCCTTACGGCAAGTAGATCATCAGAAGAATACTCCACCTCAGCAAAACCAAACAACGCTGCCTGCGTATTGGTAAAGACTTCATTTGTGTACGCTGGCGAAGGATTTGCTGTTGCCACATAAGTGCGTAGGTCGTCAAGGGCTTGGTCTACCGCTGTCCTTGCCTCAACCACGCCTGGGGCTGGTGGTGCAGACATCATTGCAAAATCAATCTCTCTACTTACGTCATCGCCGACCTCAACTCCAGCAAAAGAATCAAAGTTTGCTGCTACAACTGTGGAGATTTGCTCATCTGTAACGTCAGATGGTTCACCACTAAAGTCATCAGGCAAACTCAGTGCTACAGCCCATGTAAACCTCTCAACGGCCTTGGATGGAAAAACCGAGATGTCGGTTGCAAGCGCGTTGCGCTTCATCCATCTAAAAGTTCCATCGTCACCGGTTGACAAAATACTATTTGCGCAAACAACTGATGCAAGTTGGCATCTGCCCTGAAACTCACCAACTCCTGTTAGTTCAACTCTATTCATTTCAACTCCTCCCTATTGGTCCTACGAAAAATTTGTTCGATACCTCTGTTCTGTCAATCCATCCAGTGCTACTAACCCTAAGATCGTCAACCGCAAGCGTGCTATGTGGACCGCCCGATCCATACCATGCAGTAAGAACGTCCAGCGTGACCGGCGTACCATTACTATCAAAATACCAACTATCTCCATAGTTAATGGTTGCGAGCAAAGTTCCTGATGCGTTATACACCCTAGTATCTCCGAGGCGGAATTGTGAATTTCTTACAGTGACACCCTGCTGCGCTAATCTATACCATGCGTTTGCCGGAACAGACCCAGGGGAAGTGGAAGCATCAGAATTGTAATACTGCCACACTCCGCTCCAGAAGTTTAGGTGAATATTTTGAGTGAACAGATCGTAGGCGATCGAGTGGGAGATGTCAGAAGCATAGACTGTGTGCCAAGGCTGAGTGTATGTAAAGATAACACCATTCGCTCCAGCATAAAACCAAATATCAGCGTAATTAGAAGAAGTATGACTCCCAGTGGAATCAGTTAACTGCATCGAACCAGACACTGTATTTGCTGGTAGGCCTGTAATGTAGACTGAGTTCGTTCCAGACTTTGCAGTATAGTTAGCATAGTATGTAGAGTTTTTCTTTAGTTTATAGTTTGTGTCTGGACCCGATGTCATTGCCAGGAATGCACCGCTTGATGCTGTTCCAGCATCATCCAATTCCCAACGATACTCAGCCATCAGTACATCCTAAGAGCGATTGTGAGTCCAGGGTGTGGGCTTCCAGATGGAATCGCTGTGATTCGGTAGGCAATTCTCTGGTTGGCTCCAATCGTTGGAAATCCACCGTTTGCCGCTGCGGTCCAAGTGGTTCCAACACCTTCAAATGCCCAGTGTGTGTATGTAGATGGCAGCGATGCATTTGCGGGATCATTGATATTCGACGGAACATTGAGGTTTCTCAACTGAACACTGGTTCCACCGGTACCTGTTCCAGCAGCGGGTGATGTGAGAAGAATTGCTGACAAAACCATCGTTTCACCAATCGACGGGACGGCGGCGAGGCTGTCCGTAGAGATTACCGGAACGTTTCCGGTAATTGACCA